AGTGGATAAGGGGAAGGTAACGGGTTGGCGACGGCGGTTGATCGTACCAGACAAGTACCCAAAACCGATGCCAGCGACAGGGGAAATAGAGAAACGACAGGGAATAGCGGTGAATAGCGGCTTAACCGCTATAGGGGAAAATGACCAGTGAAAAGCCAGAGGTAGGATACAAAACAGAAAATCTGTAGGGTATAAGGGAAAGGTCGAGAAAAGTACAAGTAAGCGGTTACTGGAAAACAGGGCGTAAAAATGATCAGTTTAGCGACATGATCAGGTCGTTTTTGTTACAGGTTAATGCACATTGTTAATACAATGATTATCCCTATCACTATTCTGTAAACTGCAAAGACTTCGTATGCAGTCAATTCTTTCTTTTGTTTCTTCATTCCTGTACCTCAAGGTTATAGCCTGATAAACTATCTATGATCTCAATCAAGCTTATTTCGTGTCCTGATAATTGTATCTCAGACGCTGTACAATTATCGTAATAGTCAAAGGGAACGTCGAAAGGGAGAAGATCGACGTTCCTGATAAACTCCCTTTCGATATGTGTCATCGTTTCACCTGACAGGAATATGCTGCGATAACTCAATTACCTTGTACAAGAAATACAAGACAGGAATTGCGACTAACATCAAGTAACCTATAGCCTGCATAGTGTTTCTCCTATCCCCTGCTACCTTTCGATAGCAGGGGAATATTAAGATTTAAATTGCACTCAGTACTTGACAGGCGATCTTATCAGTGATGCCTGATATGATACCTGTTTTAGCATCTACAGAGACTTTCAAGTCTCGCTGCTCTGCGATTGCTTTCAAGTGTGAAGCGATTCTTACTGAACCTTTCGTTTTACCCTGCGCGTAATCGTCAAGGCTAAAACCTTCAATCCTCAACAATGCTTCTACAACAAACACAGTTAAGGGCTGCTCATCTGCTACAACCTTTTTGCCTACAACCTTTGTATTGTGCTTACACAATTGATAGGCAAGGCAGGAAAAGTAGCTGATCAAGAATGAACCTGTCAAGGGTTTGACCTGAATTGCTACAGGTTCTGCGCTTACGATAATTCCTTTTTCCTCAACAACATGAGGCATAAGGCTAACAGAGTACTTGTCGCCCTTGCGTACTATCCCCTTGAAGTAAGGGACTGTCAAGGTGTCAGGAGATGAACCCTGTGATGCCTTTCTAGCCTTAGCCTCTTTAGCCTCTTTGATTGCATTAGCAGTCTCGAATAAATTCATTGTGTAACCTCAATAGCCTGTTGATTAGAGTTAAGACAAAGCAACGATACAGGCTCAATCGTTGCTTTGTCTGCTGTGTTCACTCGCCTTTTACACTCCTGACAACCTCATTTGGTTGTCAAGCTTTTATGTAACCTGATTAAGGTCTGACTATGTAGCTGAGAGATGACAATCAGGTTTCGACTACTCTCAGTTGTTATCAATTTTATTGATCAAGAGGTCAAGAGGGACACCCCTTTATTTTCGCTGTGTACGTCCCTGTACCCCTGTATGGGGTCCACCCCACAATATTTTCCCTGGGTTTCCGCCAAACGTAACTGTACTGGTCTCCCAGCACCTGCCGCCTTTAGCTTGCTCCTGTAGAAGTAACCTTTCGCCTGCACCTGCAACCTTCCACCACAGACTTTGCCCCCACCATTTCCAATCCCTAGCACCTATACCCTTTCTCAATTTGTGGAGACCGTATAGCCGTCATCTGAAACCTTTAGCGGTAACCCTTCTTTCTCCCTCCTGCATACGTTCCCCTACACTATCCCTCTACAATCAAATGCCGAAGCAAAATTCTCAGCAGAATACTTTATATCAAACATATCCTTGACAATATATAACAGAAGAGATATCATCCAAGTAACCTTAACCAATGGAGGTCTTGTATGTCTAAGAGAACTTTTGATGAATGGTACGAACACCTTACACTTATATCGGCAGAGTACGGAGAACTGATATCTATTGCTGATTGGATTATACCTTATGAGGCTGGCATGACTCCCGAAGAAGCTTTCTTCAGCGAGTATCCAGAGTTTAGATAATGGGAAAACGAGGACCGCAACCCCACAGTGCCAGGGGAACAAAAGAAAGGATGGGCACTATACCAATTGTCAAGGGAGCCACTACCGAGGGAATACCTGTAGTGATGTGGGACGCTGTTCCACAGTGCGACGTCCACTATTGCCAGATAGCTGCTACTTGCCCCTATATAGAAGAGGGGAGTTTGTGTGGAGTGCGGAAGGAGTATCTGGATTACGTGTATCGGCATTTTATGGGTTCCGTGAATGCCGAAGATAAGCAGGCTTTGTTTCGGATTGGGTTTGAGTTGATACCGTTATTTAGTCATTTGGTATCGTTGAAGATAGCTAACCATGGTAGACCTGTAACCACTTTAACCGATAAAGGTAGTGTGCAAGTGAACCCGTTGTTTAGAGAGATAAGGGAAACCATCCGGAGTATTAACCTGAATATAAATGATCTTGCTGAGAGTTTCAGCAGTGATTTTGGTAAGGGTGGGGAAGGGGATGATGTTCTTGGTAACACTGGTTATTACGATAAGTTGTTTGAGGGAGAGGCACCGAAGGTAATCCGTAAGACGAGGAATAGGGTATGAAAGCTATAAGTAAAGTATTGGTTGAACTGGAAGATGGTAGTATAGGTTGGCAATGTCCCGGTTGTGAAACCCTGCACCGCATATTTGTGAATAAGGCGGGTAGCTGGACTTGGGATAAATCAGTGGATTCTCCTACCTTTAGCCCGTCTGCGTTGACAAGATGGACTGATGGTAGAGAAGAACATAGTATTAACCATGTTTGCCATTGCTTTGTGAAGGCAGGAATGATCCAATTTCTTGGTGACTGTACCCATAAACTAGCTGGACAAACTGTACCTATTTCGGAGCATGGAATTGTATGAGAACCATTACTGAGTATCGTAATGGTGGAGAAGGGTTTGGGCTGTGGGTAGAGGACCATATCTGTTTACCAATCTTCCGGGAAGGGGAAACTATAGCTACCTGGATTCCTGTCGCTGATATGAGCAGGGATCCAAATCCTAGTACTGGTAGATCATACTGGGAGATGTGGGAAGCCCAGAAACTTGTTGCCGAAGACGCTTTACGGATGATAGATGGTAAGTTTATCCATAGATTGATCATATTTTGCTGGCCCCGAGGTGAAGGGAAATCGCTTTTCGCGTGTCTGATACAGTTATGGAAATTCTTCTGTTTCCCCAGGCAACAGATCATGCTGGGTGCCAATAGTAAGGAACAGACCAAGTTTGTCCATTATGATATTATGCGGGATATCATTTTGAATAGCCCGAAGTTATTGCGGATAGTTGGTAAACGTAATGTGCAAGAGAAAGAAATACGGATGAGAGACAAGAGTGGTAATATTGGCTCTTTCATTAAAAGTATCTCGTCATTCAGTGGTATCGTGTCGAACGTATCCGGATACACCTTCTCGGAGATGTTCGATATGAATAATCCGAAATTCTTTGTACAGTTGGATGGTAGTATCCGTAATATACCGAACGCTTTGGGTGTTATCGATAGTACCGTATCTGAGAAAAGCCATATCCTGTATAAATTGTACCAGACATATAGTCGTGGTGAAGACCCAGCACTATTCTTTCATTTTCGTTGCAGTCCAGAGGGGTCTTCTAAAGACTTCTGGAACCCGCAAATGACCCAACAGCAACTAGATTCCTATAAATCCAAGTTTCCCGAAGCAGATTTTGCCCGTTACTTCAAAAATACATGGGATGCGGGCAGTAAAGCTATGTTTACTGCTGATTTGGTTGAAGCCACCCACTATATTGGGGTAAATAATACGCTTGGAATGCAGAATCAACTTGTGGAGACCATAAAAACTATCCAAAAACTAGAGTTAATAGGGGATCGGGACGAGAAAATAGGCAGGGATAGGGCATTATCCGCACCATATTTGAAGAAAGATTTGATGAAAATCGATCAAATATACGTCTTGCATGACGGTTCCATGCATGCCAAAATGTCCGATTTGACCGATTTGCAGCGTTTAACCGATGTATTTAAGACCGATTGGGCCCTATGTGCAGGGATAGATAGAGCAGATCCATTGAAGTTAAACAAGATGGCAGGGGCCAAAACTATCCTTACACTGACCGCAAAAGGGCTTCCAAACAGTAAAAATAACCCTGATGCTTACCTGGAAGATGGTTCCGTAAAGAAATATATCTACTTTTTAATGCATTTGGCACACGTTGCCAGTAATGATCTTAACGATATCAAGGACGTTTTGAAGAGAATGGTGGACGTATTTGACGGTTTGGATACGTTATGCTCTGAAAGATGGGGTATGTGGGATATGGGTGAATGGTGTGCGGAAAATGAGATTGCTTTGGAAGTTATTTCTCCGACGTATGACCGGCAACGTCAAATGTTCTCAGAACTCTATTCTTTATACAAAAATGGATTGTTCAAGACTCCCAAAGTATATGTACCGGGAGCCAAAGGACCAGATATTCTTGAAGAAGAAGCCAAAAGATTTGACCATAACCCGTTTAAAAAATGGTATGGTTCCCCTGAAAAGACAGAGAAATGGGGCATCCAAGATGACGCTATTTATAGTTTAGCTAATGCAGTTTACGGTGGAAGGAACCTTGGGCCTGAAGATTTTAAATCCAGAAGTGCCGATGTTAATTTTGGTACAATGTATTATGAAGAAACAAAGGGAGAATATTAATGGAACAGATGGATATTGACCAGATTATTGATGATTTGCCCGATGAGGTACTGGGACAACTGGCTGCTTCTATGCCATGGTCTAATTACACAGGGGAAGGAACTCAGGTATTGGATGAAGATGGTTTTCCCATAACAGGGGTTTCTGATTACCAGAACTTCAGGGAGTTACAGGAACTTTGTTGGAAGAAGTTCCTGGAGAATCCACAGATCAATACCCATATCCAGGACTACATGGGCAATCTTACAGGGTTCGGCTTTAATATGGATTCTGACCAGCCTAAAGTGGCTGAAGTAATGAAAGCCCATATAGAAGATCCACGAAATGCCCTGTACAGAAACCTACCCAAGCATGTAGCCCGTTCAGGGATCGAGGGGGAACTGTTCTTGTGCTTTACTTTGCACAATGATGGATTCGTGGAAATAGACTTTATGAGTCCAAGAACTCTTGCTTCCACAGGGCATAAGAACTCTGGTATATTTTTCCATAAAAGGAAAGCAGGATTCCCGCTATTCTACGAATTTGATCTAAAGGATAGTGAAGTATCAGAAGTGCCAACGGGTACAATTGTCATTCCATCCATTAATATCGCCTATTTCCCTGAGTATGCTAATTACTGGAAAGAGTATAAGCAAGCTGGTATTACTGAGAAGAAACTTTCTGGTTCAAGATCCAAGTCAAGGAAATTTTCCAAGTTAGGCGGGTTCAATCAATTTATTGTCGAATGGGATAAGGGATTTTTCACCACAAGAAATGTTTCTCATATAAGAACTACTCTTGTCTGGTTATCCCATTACGAAAATCTGAAGAAGTGGGAAATAGATCATAAGAAGTCAAGTGGTTCTTATTTGTGGGTAGCTACTATTTCAGATGCAAAAGCATTCAGGACATGGTTGAAACTTACTGATGATCAGAAGAAAAATACTGGTCTATTTGCTAAGAAGAAACCTGGTGGCACTATTGTTCTTCCTCCTGGTATAACATTGGAATGTGTTAATCCCAATTTGCCAAAGATATCTGATGCAGATACCGATATTATGTCGATGGTTGTATCTGGTTTGAATAAGCCTGAAGATATGGTAACTGGTGCAACAAAAGGGTCTACCTTCTCTGGTGTTAAAGCTTCCCGTGGCCCTGCTGCTGATCGTATCCATGACCAGATAGCCTATTTTGATCGATTCCTGAAGTTGGATTTCTGGAGACCATTGTTCCTTCTGCGTAATGTTGTGTTACCTGAATTCAAACTGGAGTACTCTGTAGAGGAAGTGGTAGATTTCAAGAATAAGAAACCAGTAATAAAGAAAGTACAGAAACTTGCCCATGATCTTATCTCAATTGAATATCCTATCTCGGATATCTCGGATATGGATATGAAAGCTTCTGCTCTGCTTGGTGTAAAGCATCCGTCACTTATTGAAGTTCTTGGCATTCCTCATGAAGAGGTAGCAAGGAAACTTGGTATTGGTAATTATAAAAAGAAAAGACTGCAACGGGCAACCGAGGATGAGAATTACCCTGAATTGCCAACTACAATCGAAATTGAATCACTTCAGGAAGGTGGTGGGGAAACAAAGGATCCGAAGAATAATCCCGACAAAGGGAATAAAACACCAAATAAGCCTGATAAAAAATCTAAGGATACGGAGGAAAACACTTGACATTACAAAAACATCCCTATATGATTAGCAAAACCCCACGGATATGGAGGAACGAATGACCAAAAAATATGACAGGATTTTCGCCCAACTGTTTAACCGTCCCTGGTTAATCACCCAGGAAATGCTGTTGACAATGATTGAAATTTCTAACCGAGAAGTTGATATTGAAGCTGTACAGGCCAGATTTGCCCAGCCATTAATCAATGCTGAACGGGCAACAGTAAGAGATGGGGTTGCAATTATCCCTGTTTCTGGTCCTATTTTCCCAAAAGCCAATTTGATGACTGAATACTGTGGAGCTACTTCTGTTGAATCCATAGCAAGAGATTTGACTGTTGCCATGGAAGATGATGAAGTAAACAGTATTATTCTGAATGTTGATTCCCCTGGTGGTCACGTTACTGGTATAAACGAACTTGCCAATATGATCAGAAGCTACTCCGCCGATAAGCCTATACATGGTTATTCGGGTGGAACTGCTGCTTCTGCTGGTTATTGGTTGCTTTCTTCTTGTTCGGATGTTACTATTGATGCCACTGCCAGAGTTGGAAGCATTGGAGTTGTTGTTGGTCTCCCTCCTAAAACCGAAGGAGATCCAATAGAGATTGTCAATACAGCTTCCCCTAATAAACGAGTGGATTACACCACTAAAGAGGGGAAAGCCGTAGTAGTAGAGGAACTGGATGCTCTTGCCGGTGTGTTCATTTCTTCAGTAGCCGAATTTAGGAATGTGACGCCATCAGTGGTCACGAAGGATTTTGGAAAAGGTGGTATATTGGTGGGGTCAGATGCCGTAAAAGCAGGCATGGCTGACCGAATTGGTTCCTTTGAGGAACTTCTGTCCGAAAAGAGCAAAGGAGGAAATTCCATGCCGAAAAAGTATGAGGGTACAGCCGTATCCTTGAAAGAAGACAACCCGAGTATTTATGATGATATTTTCAATGCTGGTGCTGCTGCCGCAGTGAAAGAATCCGAAGAGATTGTTGCCTCCAAGGATAAAATTATTGTTTCCCTGAAGGAAGATAATGATAAGTTGGTCGCTTCCAATAAGGACATGACTGACCAGATCAAGGCATACCAGAAGAAAGAAGCAATGCAGGAAGAACAGAATATGGTTGCTACCGCAAACGCTATTGTTTCTGAGACTCTGGCTTCAAGTACCGTTCCGAATCATCTTCATAAGAAAGTACGTGCATTGCTGGATCATTCAAAGTTTGTGGTTGAAGGCAAACTGGATGCAGATGCTTTTACCGCTGCTGCAAAATCAGAAGTTGCTGAGTGGGAAGATTCTTCCAGTTCTATAAAAGGAATTGGTAGCAAAGAAGGGCTTGAGGACAAAACTGATGATGGGAAGACCGATGATGTAGTTGCCCATTTGGCCAGCCTTGTCAACTAAAAATAACGATTATATAATTGGAGGAATTTACAATGGTAGAAATGGGTTTAGGTGGAAGCACTCCGCAAGTTAATCACGGTGGGGAAACTCCTGGTCAGAAACGACTTTTCTATAGTCTTCGGGAGATTGCCCTGATCAAAGACAAGCATGTTCTTGGTGGTTTTGGTGTACTGAGGGCTGGTCAGGTAATGGCTGTTGAGCCAGTATCTGGTGATTTGGTTCCGTATGCCGCTACTACTACTCCGGCACATAAAACAGTGATGCCCGCCCGTGTTTACGCTGTTGCTGATGTACCCGATACTGGAACAGTTGTTTACGTACCGAAAGGAGATGGGTACAAGTTTGTTGTAGGCCAGTCTTTAATACTGGTTAATGATAACTCTGGTACTGCTGTTGTTCATGACGGTGGAGCTATTACTGAAATTGATGTGGATACCTATCCACATATGGACAAGATTACTTTTACCACTGCTGTAGCTGTAGCTACTTTTACAGTTGCCCGATTTACCAATGTTTACATTAAAACGGGAACCTCTTCTCCGTTCTCTACCGCAAAGTATATCTTGGATAAGGACATTTTTACTGGTGTGGGGGCCACAGCAAAGGGGGCTGAAACTTCAGTGGTTATTTCCAATGCAATGCTGTATACGGCATCGTTGCTTAATATGGATACCGCAGCTATTACAGCAATGAGTGCTGTTGCCGATGGTATGCATACCATTCTTAAATAATTGGTTAATATAACCACTAAAACTACATCGGAGGAATATAAATGAAAGGTTCTGCTGGTATCCCCCAATTACAACTGGAAGTGCTGAATAAGCTGATCATGGCTTTTCAGCGGCCTTCCAACTTGTTCTTTTCCAGTCTGTTTTCTACACAGAAAGCAGATTCGGATACTATTAAATGGGAAGTTGAGTACGGTTCGGCAGGAATGACACCGTTTGTTGCCCCTGGTTCGATTGCTCCTACTATCGGACTGGACGGCATCGGTGAAGGTTCCGCAAAATGTGCCTTTTTCAAAGAGAAGATTTATTTTGATGAGGAATTTCTTAACAATCTTCGGCAGCTTGGAACGTATGCTACTTATCAGACCGCTGAAAGGCATCTGGCACGTGGTCTGAAGAAACTGCGTAACCGTATTGATCGTCGTCGTGAGTGGATGGCTGCTCAGATGGCAATCAATGGTACTTTCTCTTACGTTATGAAGGGTGGTTCAAAGGCCACTGTTTCTTATGGTATCCCCACTACCCATATGATCACTCTTGCCTCTGGTTATGAGTGGGATGATGGTGCAAATCGTAATCCGGTTGGTGATATCTTTGATGCCAAACAGATTCTGGCTGACGATGCTGGTGTTACCCCCGATTATGCTATTTGTAACAGTTCCCTTCTGCGTGTTTTGATTAATGATACAAAACTTCAGGCACTTCTGGCAAAATCTGCATTTGGTGACGGTCAGCTTTTCGCCAATCCTGCAAAGGTTCTTGGTGAGATTCTTGGTATTGGCCAGCTGATGATCTATGACGAACTCTATGAGGTAACCGCAGAGATTATGTCGGCTGTAACTGGTGGTTCTTCTACCACTGTAACCGTTGATGATGCTACCGATTTCGAGGTTGGTGGTAAACTGCGCTATGTTGATCGTTCCCAGAATCGTGTATGGGAAGATGAAACCATTACTGCTGTAAATAAGTCTACTGGTGTTATCACCGTTGGAACTGCCCCCACCCTTTCCTTCAAGGCTGGAGAGGATAAGGTCGTTATGCGGAAGAAGTTCATCCCCGATACCGATTTTCTCCTGTTCAGCAAGACCTCGGCAGATGGTGATGATATTGCTGAGATTCTGGAAGCGCCTTACGGACTTGGTCGTCGTTGGGGAACCTATGTTGACAGTAAGGATGAGTGGGATCCAGAAGGAACCTGGTTGCGTGTACAGGACAAGGCACTTCCGGTTATGTACCATCCCGATTGCAGTGTTAAATTGACTGTACGTTAATACAAGAGAGGGCAATCCAATGACCGTTTTGAAAGTAAAATTGAACTGTACTCTTAAACGGTATGATGGAGACCTGTTCACTGAGGGAACTATATTTACTGGAACCCTCAGTGAACTTCCAGAGGAAATTCGTCGTGCTGTAAAAGCAAAGAAAAGTTATATCTCGGTAACTGAACTTGTTGAAGAGAAAATAGCGGAGGTTACTACGGAATCGATTCCTGAACTGACAGGAGGTATTGATACTCCTGCTCCTGTAGCGAAGGAGACCGAAGCAAAACCCGAAGTGAAGGTTGAAAAATCAGCACCTATTGAGAAGAAAATTCTCAAAAGAGGTAAAGCCAAATGATAACCAATAGGGAAGAACTTATTTCATTTACGAAGAACCTTATGGGTGGTTCTTCCACTAAGGTTTCAGACACAGGGTATGTCCAGGCAGCACAGCAAACCGAGACTGAGCTTAAATGGATATACCCAATTTCTGACGATACAAAGTCTTATTGGATGGTAGAGCGTATGCGGAGACATGCTCTCTATATCCTCATGGTTGAATCTGCCCATAAGTTCCAATACAAACAGATCCATATCGAGCACAGGTTTAAACACTATATCCAGTTGCTGGAGAAGTGTGACCAGGATTTCTTGAAGGCTGTAGAAGAGTTTTCTGATTTGTTCGATCAGGGTACATGGGATAATTTCGCCTATTACCTTGCTCCAGGATTTATCTATGACAGTCTTGGTATGGACGTAACCTATCTTGATGAGGTTTAATAATGGCAGGTATCGGAGATGACATACGAGAAGTGCTTGAAGAACTTGGAACTGCTGCCACAGTTTACCGAGTAGGCGGGAGTGTTTTCTCTGAAAAATTAGATTTGGAAATATATCCAGATAGTTCCACTGAGTTTATCCGACAATTCTTTGCTACTGCTACCACTGTATTTGATTCAAATATCCTTGCCGGTGATACTGTTTTACTAAATGGAATTTACTATTTAGCTACTAATGTGCTGAGTTCCTACTTTGAAGACGCAAAAGTTGATAATACAGTGGCTTTGTACCGTTGTAATTGCAATGGTACTCTTCGCCGATTGACCATAGTTAGAGATGAAAATTATGTAGAAGTCCCTACGTGGACACCGTTATATACTCAGGTAAAGACATTGCAGTGCGAGGATCGTTTTGGTAATGAGATGATTCTAGAAAATGATGTGATGGCTTTTGTAGCCCAGAAACTTTCTTTATACATTCCCGCAGGATATCCTGTAAAAATTGACGATAGGTGGCAACCCAATTACTTAGACAATACCGAATATTACAGAGTAGTTACCATTGACAAAAGAAGATTATCCAATGTTCTGATTTGTGGATTGAAAGAGGATTCCCGAGTATGACCGCCAGGAAATCATTTCCAGTAATTGAACTGGATGGAAAGTCCCTTGCTATCTTCTATGAAGATATGAAGAGTGCTTTTGCCTGGTTTGGCATGGGATACAATGCAATTCATAAATGGGCAGATCGTAATGGCAATGGTATACTTTCTCCGTTAGGTGCCCAAGCACTGAAGGATTTTATAAAAGCAACAATGGATGGTACCAGTCCTTGGAAACCTCACTGGGATCCATTATCGAAAGAACAGATTGCTTTCAAGGAAGATCGAAACGCTTTTACTTCTCCTTGGAAGATGGAAGGAAACATATACCGAAATATAGTGATACGGAAAGTAGGTTCTGCCTGGACTGTTGGCATTGATAAGCGAGTTACTGTTCCTAAGATTGGTTTTCGTACCAATGCTAATGTAAGAGGACCAGTTCAAAGGATTAAAGTTGAAACCTATGCTGCCATGATTGAGTTTGGTCATAGCAGTGAGAATGCCAATATTCCAGAACGCCCATTATTCTTTCCTGCTTTTGCTCAATTTAAGGCTGGAACTGTTCCTGAATTACTGGATTTGGTTAAAAAATCCATGTCCAATGCGGCTAATTTGTATCGGGTAACTCCATACAGTAGCAGTAAATCTACTGGTGATACCGGTACAATAATGAGCCAGGCATCTGTTGATTATTCAAAAGGAATGGAACCTAATAAGGATTTTTCTGATGGTCAGTTTGACGAAATGCAACGATCCGAAATGAGGATCAGTTCCAGTTTAGGTAATATGGCAAGTGATGCCAAACGACAGGAATCTGCGGTGAAGAAACAGGATCAAGCCGATCTGGATGCTTTCAATAAGAAACACAATATCGATTACGGTACTATGGATCCCGAGTTACAGAAAATTCTAAAACAATTTGGGTATAAATAATGCGTATTCTCCAGATGTACCCGAAAGATATTACTTTCATCTGTGAATTTACTTTGTCTGATCTTGCAAAGTTGCGTACTGCAATGGACATGATAACCGTTAATTTTGATCAAACCATACCAGAGGAAGTAGAAGCAAAAGATTTTCTTGTCGATAACTTTGTGAAGTTCTTGGAAGAAACCATAAAAGGGGCAACTGATGGCACTTGATCCCACCTTACAGGAATCTCTATACAAATTATCCATAAGGAAATACTTTGTAGATAATCTGGTAACAGCCCGTGGAGTGTATGTCTCTTTTGATAGGGCATATTCTATTCCTTTAATAAATGGTGTGGAAGCAACTAATTGGATTGTGTTCCATTTTGGACCAATTAAAATAGATATACTTTCCAATGCCCTGTTATTTGCATATGTCTTCTCCAGAAAAGATCCAGATAATGTAAATTTATCTGTACTGAGAGACAAGTTAATGGATACTTTATTCGACCATACTGCTACGGATGGTTTAAAGAAGATACCTTATCTGAATGATGCAAGGGCAAAGATTGGTGGAATTGTACCGTTAGTTGTTAATGAATCTGAAATAGAACTTGGAGCAGATGGTTCCAATGTAAAAACAGTATCCATTAGAATGAATTGGGGAACCAAATGATTAACTTTGTCTACTGTGAAAAATGTGGTAAAAAGTTACTCAGCAGGTTACCCAATGGTTTATGGCAGTTCAAGTTCGGCAAAAGGGAAGGAGTTGAACCGGCAATTGATATGGAAATACATGGCTCTGTAAAAATGATTTGTATACGGAAGTCCTGCCGTCATATCAATATTTTTAACTACTTCCCTACAAGTATCAATCCTGAAAAGGAATAACCATTAAAAACATAAATATTAAGGAGAACATTTTATGTCACGCTCGGGACCCGTAACTAAGGATACCAGTACTATAGCACTGGGACTTGCACAAATCCGTGTTGGCGCATCCGCTGCAAACATCGCCAACGTCAACTCAGTATTGCTGCCTGCTGCTTCTATTGGTGCTCTTGCCAGTACGAAGTATACTGGTTCGGTAGATTACTGGAAACTTCTTTCTGGTTTCCCTCAGCTGGAGGATATGTCCATTCCTCTTCGGGAAACTTCCCAGCTTGAATGTGAGTTCAAGGAAATTACACCGTACAACTTGGCACTTGCTCGTGGTATTGATCCTGTTGGTGCCCAGGTTGCCACTGCTACATTTTTGAGTAAAGTAACCACTCTCGGTACTACTACTGGGGTTATTGCTGTTACTCAGAATGCTGGTCCAGTAACTGATAAGTTTACCGCAGTATTTACTTCCGCAACTGCTTATACTGTATATGGTGAAAAGACTGGTACCGTAGGCTCTGGTACTGTATCTACTGAATTTGCTCCTGATAATGGTGGTGCCCCCTATTTCACCATTCCTGCAAACTTCTTTTCTGGTACATGGGCTGCTACTCAGATTGCTACGTTCCAGACTGTAGAGTACAAGGCAGCTGGTGCTTATGACGGTGCCCATTCTGGCCAGATTAAGCTTGGTGCCCTTGCTGCTCCTGCGTTTGTACGTATGGAAGCTGTTTACACGTATCCGAATGGCACTAACCATATGTATATTATCTTTCCTCGGGCCAATGCTACTGCATCTACCGAACTTGATCTTCAGGCTGAGGATGCTGCCGCTTCACCGATTACGTTTGAGGCTAAACGTGCTGATAGTGAAACTGCTGGTGGAGATGCGGCTTGGAACGATATGCCGCTTGGGCGTATATTCTTCGACTAGGCTCCATCTATTTTGACTAATTATGAGAGGGGTAACCACTCCCCTCTCATTTAATCTCTAAGGAGAAGAACAATGGCTTTAGTAGTTAAATCCGATACATTGGAAATTGGTGTACGATCCGCAAGAAGTATAACCTTATATTGTCTGTCTATGGCAGACGAGGTAAAATTCACTTCCGTTATAGCCAATGCTTTTTACAAGTTTAATGAACTGAATAAAAAGGAACCATTACCAGAAGTTGAGAAACAGGATCCAGATGACGTAGTTGGTTTCATGCAGGAACTGGAATCAGACGATTTCTTTTCCGCAGAAGCAGTCTCTTTCATCATTACCACTATTCAGGACAATCTTACCGATATTCTGAAAATGATCTGTGAAGAGGAAGTTACTCTAAACGATCTTACCAATGAACAGTTTGCCGATCTTTGTGAAAAAATATATGAAATGAATTTTGCGGGTGCTTTGGGAAAGTTCCAGAGTCTGTGGAAGAAAATCAAGAGTATATTACCACAGACGAAGCAGTAGCCGAACTTATATTCTCTACCAGTTACACGGTAGACCATTTCTATAAGTACCATTCCTTTCAAGGAGGTTTAACCAAAACACAGTTCGATTTCTTGTATAGTGCGTACCAATCAAAGATTGCCAGAGAATACGAATTCCAGGCAGCATTGCACGGTACGTCTTTAAAGGGTGGTAAGAAACAGAGTAAAAAAGAACCGCAATCAGATACCACTAAAGTTCCATTGTTTGGTGATCCTGAAGAGTACAAAAATATTTCTCCAGAGGAAAGAGAGAAAATGACCGAATCTATGTTAGGGAAACATAGAGTTTGGGCAGCAAACCCTTTGACAAAGAGTATTTAAAATGGCTCAAACAATAGAACTTGGATTAAAAGCTGCGCTGAAAGGTGGTTCCACCGAAGCATTCAAAACACTTGCCAGTGCCTTCCGAGGTTTAGGCAAGGAACTCAAAGCAACAGCCAAAGATTTATATAATATGGGCAAGACCGAGACTGCGGATAGTCTCGGTCATGTCGGTATGGCTGTTGACCGCCTCACTACTTCATTCTCTAATCTTCATAAAACTGGTAAAGATACTTCTAAATTGGTGGATGAAAACACCAAGAGTATGACGAAGTATTCCAAGGAAATTGGTGCTGTTAAAGATGCCTGGATGCTGTTCTCGAAAGGGGGGACAGCATCTGGGGCCGCTTTAAAGAGTGCTGTTTCTTGGACAGAACGGTTCTCCACTTCTATCCAGAACATGAAGCAACAGATGAGAATCGGTGGTGCTTCTGAATCCAGTATAGCAAAGTGGGCAGAATCCTTAGACTTTTCCAAGATCAAAGGTGGATTAAAATCTGGTGATCTGAAACTGGTGGGCTCCAATATGGAGTTTGTCCGTAAGGAAGGCTACTCCCTTATGAACATGAACACCAACCTGATCAAATCCATTGATGCTTTCAATAAATCCAATTCTATTTATGCCAAAGAAACATCTAAAGCAAAAGGAATAAGTCTTGCTTACGGAGAAGCTGTTTCCACTTTAGGCAAGAAATTTCAGTATAATAACGAACAAGCAAAGATATGGGCACCAGCATTGCAGAACGTGCAGACTGCAATGGAGAAGACAAGGGTATCCGCTACTGGTACTGGAGTAGCTTTCTCCCAAATGACCAAGGATACCAAACTTGCTGCTCTTACCCAGGCTGTACTGCAAAAAGATTTGAAAGCTTCCGCGTCAGGGTTCACTGTAATGAATGAGAAGGGCTTGAAAGCCTTCTCAGGATTAACGGAAGAGGCCGCTGGCAAGCTGGGAATGCTCTCTAAAGGGTTCAATCAGCTAAGTGTAAAAGTAGGCGCCCAGAGCCTTCTCGACTACGGAAAGGCATTAGACAGTTCCAGAGGAAAATCAGATAAGTTCCTGAAAGGTCTTGCCCAGATGGCGAATAAGCATGGTGTTCTTACCCAAGCTTTCCGCGATCAGCATGAAGACATGAAACGATCCGAATCTATCTGGAACAAGCATGTAACCACTTTACAGAAGACTGGTAAGATATCCGAAGAGACTGCCAAGAAGATGAAAGAAGGGTTTAATGCTTCGGCAGTATCTTCTAATGCTCTGACAAATGCTCTGCGTAAACCACAAAGAGAATATGAAGAATTACGGAAAGCCATTAATAGAGTTTCTTCTATTACTGGTCAGTCTACTGCCGCTTTACATGCAGAAGCCCAAGCACTGAAAGCCCAGAAGAAACCACATGACGATATTGTCAATGCCATAAATAGTAAAATTTCCACTTACAAGCAATATTCCAATTTAGCTTCACAGATTGAAACTGCGGAGAAACGGTTAGCTGAAACTACCGGTGCCAATGTAAAGAAAATTCATGAACGTACTGCAGCCCAGATAAACAGTGCAAAATCCGATCAGGAACTTATTACTGTAGCTAAGAAACGTCTTGAAGAACTTCAGAGAGAAAATACTAAAATAAAAGAGAATTTGGCAAGTAAGGATAAGATGGACAAAACTAATGTCCGTCTCCGTTCTACTTACGCTGACCTTGCAACCACTAACAGAGATTTTGTCAAGGAATTAAACAATACTGTAAAGGCTTACGGTCGTAGCGATTTAGAGGGCAAGAAAGCAGAGGCAAGGCTAAAGCTTCATGCGAAAGCTACGAGGGATTCCGCAAAGGCCATGTCGATTTTCCAGAAGGTTGCTGCTGACGTTATCGATCATGTGAAATCATTTGCCTCCTATGCTACTGCTGCCACATTTATTGCTGGTTTAGTTGGTGGTTTTAGTTTAGCTACCATAGCCATAATTGACTTCGATCAGTCTCTAAAGGATTTGCAAGCCATTACTCAGGCAACCGATAGGGAAGTAACTTTGATGGGAAAGACCATCAAAGATGTTGCCAGTAAGACAAAGTTCTCCGCTCAAGAAGTTGCTGATGGAATGAAGATTCTGGGACAGGCTGGTCTTACTGCCCAGGAATCTATTGAATCTATGCAAGCTGTATCTGATTTGTCTACTGGTACACTTTCTGATATGGCCACATCGGTAGACCTTGTTACCACTGCAATGGCCGTATTCGGCATTAAAGCCACTGATTCTTCCCATATTGCAGATGTTTTTGCCAATTCAATTAATAAATCTAAACTTGATGTTGAGAAGTTACGAGTAGCCTTCAACTATGTTGGAACAATAGCGGAAGAAACTGGTGTAACTTTTATAGATACTGCTGCTGCAATGTCGGAACTATCTAATAAAGGTATTCGGGCATCTACTATTGGTACTGGTTTACGCCAGGTTCTTGAAAGATTGGTTAAACCATCCGAGGATTTTCTGGCTGGTATTAAGGCTGCCGGTATGTCTATCGATGACTTTAATCCGAAGATGCATTCATTGGGGGAAATAGTTGGTAACCTTTCCGTAGTAGTAAACACTTCTGAGAAAGCTTTCAGAATGTTCGGTATTCGTGGTGCGTCTGCCGTCACCGCTCTTATATCAAACGGTGAAGCTGGTTTCAACAAGATGCGATCTGCTGTATCCCAATCTGGTACTGCTGCTGCGATGGCAGCTAAACAGATGGAAGGTCTTGCTGTCCGTATCAAGAATATGTACGATAAGGCCAAGCTGGTAGCGGTTGCTTTAGGGGAACATGGTCTGTCTACTATTCTTGGTTTCTTAGTAGACAGAATGAGAAATTTCCTTGACATTCTTGTCTATATCAGTGGAAATCCTATAGGTGGATGGATTATTAAGATAGGACTTGCAACAGCGGCTTTATCTGCTATGTATGCCGTTTTTATGGTTATTAAGGCAGCTTCTATTGGAACAATGATTGCTTCATTTGCTGGTCATTTTGTTGCACTTGTTCCAAAGATATATGCTGCCGCTACTGCAATGGGGGTATTCAGTGTATCCCTTGGCCCAATACAATGGACAATGGTTGCTATTGCTGCTGCTCTGGCTGCTGTAGGTGTTGGTTTTTCCATGTACAGGAAACATCTGCAAGAGAGTTATGATGAATCCAAAAATCTAGCTAATGAGTTTAAATCACTGGCTGATTCTGTAGTGGATTATGAGGTAAAAATATCCAGTCTTGATAAAACCACACAAGAATATAAGGATGCCACATTTGAACTGAGAACTAAACTTATTGAAGTTGGTAAGGGCAACACTGCTCTGGCTGCTTCTGCTCGTCTGGTTGTCTCTGCCATTCATCCATTAACTGGGCAGTTTAAAGAAGGTTCTACCGCTTTAGATGATTTTTACAAGAAAGCCAGAGAACTGGAAACACTTAATCTTGCCAAGTCTTTTGAAGCTACTGGTAAAATATTTGAAGAAAGCATGTCCAATTTGAATGTATTTATCAATACTTCAAAGGGAAAGTTACTGGAATTTGCTGCATTCGCAATTGATTTGTTTGGTAAAATTCCAAATATATTTCTTCCATTCTTTAATCTACCTGGGGCAGAAGAATTTGAAAGGAAGATAAAGGATGCTGGTGGTGAACTTGTAGAACTATCTGATATCGTTAAACGATTCAAGGATGGTAAAGCTACTTTTAAAGATATGGAAACAGCTTTAGCTGATGTTGGTTTTGCTTCTACTGCAATGGGAAAAACAATGAAACTTGCTTTTGACCAGATGCAAAGAGAAGCCGCTGAAGTAATTACTAAGTTGATGCTGGCTGGTGATGTGGATTATTCTATGTCCACTGATTCCATTATTAAAGTAGCAAAAGATATGGGATATTTGACCAATGCTACCGATACCCAGATACAGGCTATCCGTAGTCTTATAGATGAAACAAAGAAATTAAAGGATGCTGAAATAAATGGGTTGGCTGAAAAGTGGGCTCAGGAATTTGAAAAAGCTGGTAGTTCCTATAGAGATTTTATGAATGGAATGACCACTTCTAATGCGATGGCATTAGCGGGGGTTGCTGTGTTAAATAAAGAAGTTATTCTTGGGTTTGAAGCCCAGAAGAAAGAAATTGCAGAAGCTGGTAGAGCTAATGCCAAAATGTATAAAGATGGTGTTATTGATGTAACTACATATACCAGAGCAAAAGCTAATCTGGAAAAAAGAGCTATGGAACTTTCTATGAAGATGATAGAAAGTGAGGATATGAAACGGTATGAAGCTATTAAGAGGGCTGATGCAGAGTACCAGAAACAATTAAAAGAAAAAGAAATTTTATATGCAAATGAAGCATTATTGGAAGAAGAATTTTATAAACAAAAAGAAGAACTTGGTCAGGCTTATGCTGATAAAATAGCCCAGATCAATGCAAACATATATGATCCACAAGAACTTGCTGCTCAATTTAAAGAGTTTAAAGAAACAGCGGAAGAAGCATTGGCTGAATTACTTCTCAATGCAGAGAAACAAGAAGCACTGGGATTAGTTTCCAAAGAGGAAATAGAGAAGAAGAAACTCCAACTTTCTCTGGATACATATAAGCAGATTGAACAGGAAGCTAAGCGCCATTACGATGCTTTACGGTCACAAAATTCTATGGATCCTGTAGCAATGGCATCCGCATTGAAACGGTATAAAGATGCTTCCACAAAATACTTGCAAGAAGAGACTAAAGCCCTTCAGGAAGTAAATCAGAAACGTGGTGAACTGGAAGAGAAGATTAAAGAGTGGGGGGATGAACGGGTAGATAAAACCAAAGATGTTAATGCTAAAATTGCGGAGATAGAAGATGATCTGGGGGATAAAATCCTGGATATCAATACATCTTTGCATGAAAAAATAGAAGACCTTCTGGAAAAACGGAAAGAAGCTTACCAGAAAGCCTCTGCTGATATAGCGGGTAATCAATCCAGTCTTCAGGACAAGATCCGTAAGATTCATCAAAGGGGAATGTCCGATGAAGCCAAAGAATATGACAATGCCCACTGGGCCCAGGAGAAATATGTAAAAGGTATTGAACTCCTGAACAAAGCCAAGATTAACAGCGATGAGAAGATGCTGGATCAGGCTAAGAAACTTTTGGATGATTCTGCTTCTCTTTACGAGTCTTTAGAAGATCCGTCTAAAGCTGTTGCTGGTGTTTCTAAAGTTTCTAAGGAAATGGAGAAACTAATTAATGTTGATCGGGACATTGCAGTAAAAGCCATTGATAAAGAAATTGCCGATGCAAAATCTAAAGCCAAAATAAAAATAGCCATTGCTAAAGAAGAATCAGGGGAGAGAATAGCCGCTGAGAACCGACGCCATGCAAACGAGATGAAGAATCTTGATACAGAGATTGCCAAAGCTAAAGCAAAAATAGCTATTCTTAACGGTCAACAGGATACTGTTATGAACCATAACACAAATACTGGTGACGTTACCAATGCTGATAAAACCGCTATTGATGTTGGTGTGTCTCAAGCTCAGATAACTTCTGTGGAAAATATAAACGGTGTGTGGCAAAATGTGACCAAGAATGTTCAGCAATATAACCAGGAAGTGAAGAACTCTGGTACTGCTGCTGCTCAAGAGGCTCAGAAGATAGAAAAGATAAACGGTGTATGGCAGCAAGTATCCCAGAGTGTAGGGCAATCCAAAGACACAATGGCTAAAGATACAGGATTCGATCAGACTGTAAAGGATTCTGATTCTGCCGCTCGGTCACTGGAAGCTTTATCCCATATAATGGAAAGAGTAAATGCTTCCGTTATTAATACTACGATGGATGCTACCACTGCTTCTGGTATTGTGAAAGACCTTTCTGCCAATGTAAATTCTCTGTTTTCTAAAGAGGTTTCACCGACAGAAAAACTTGACGCTGCAATGAAAGCTTACAATACTGTTGCATCTACTGGTGCAGTGGCTACTGGTAAACTGAATGAGATGTTTGTTAAACTCCAGGCTATTGCTGTGGAAGCAGACAAACCAATAGAATTAGAACTTGATAATGGTAGAGAGTTTGTTACCACTATAGATGATGCTGGAAAGAGAGTAACCCAACTGTACAATACTCTTAAAGCTTCTCCGTTACAGTTCGACAGTAATTCCACTGTACTTAAATTCTTGCAACAGATACCTGGGATGATTCAGGTAGCAGAAGATAAGATTAAGAATGGCCAACCCATAGAGATCCCGATTGTCACTCAGGACATTGAGGGTTCCGCTATTGAATTAGTGAAGAAAATTCAGGCATTAAATTCTCAAATAGAAAGCGGTCAGATTGAAGGATTTATGGTTCCTTTGGCCATTACCCAAATAGAGGATGCCATTGCAGATTTTAAAGAGAAGGTTAAAGAGAGTGGTGATATTTTCCCAATAGATACAGATGCAATGTTCAAGAAAGTGGATGAAGAATGGAGTGCCACTATAGCCAAAATAAAGGAAGATCCAGCAGAAGTCTTGTCTAAATTAGATAAATCTTCCTACAATAAAGTGGTGGCTGCTCTCAATAAATTGTCGGAAGATATCTACGTGACTGTCCACACCAAGAATGTAGAACAGAAGTCCCAAGGGGGAAGGGTAAGGGGCTATGCTGGTGGTGGCCGTCTTTCTGGAGTTTCTTCGACAAGAGATACTGAACTGGTAAAAGCCCGTAAAGGGGAATGGTTTATACGAAATGAATCTGCTAATTACTGGGATGATATTGCACCAGGATTCATGAATGGTATTAATAAGCCATTCTCTTCGGTAGGCAGGATGATAGCCAATACCATAAAAAGTCAAAACATTACAACAAGAAATAAACTTTCTGCCACTTCTCGATCCTTGACTACTACTTCAGGTGGCGATATAATGAGCAAACTTCAGTCTTTTGGAACAATTTCAGTTAATATTGGTGGAGAATCTGCAACTATAATGGCTGATCCAATGAATGCAAAATCTTTTCTGAAGATGATCAGGAAAATGGAAATGGGGGCATCTTCATGAACCCGATATATATTGGTGCAGAACAGTTACATAATGGTGTCTTTTGGGTAAATGAATTCTCTGAACCCAGAATAGCTGAAGATGCTTTTATCGATGTTGACGGTGGAGAAGTTGTACAAAGGACTTTTCTGTCTGGTGGTAGAAAGATTATATTGGAAGCTAAAGGTTCTGATTCTGGTGGACGTTCCTACTTTACCCGAAGACAGATAGAATTGTTTGAACAGTATGAAATTTCTGGTGATGTGGTTAATTTAATCTATAATGGGAATACTTACCCGATTAGATTTCCATCAAATTGTTTGTCAGTCACCCCTTTACGAGACTATGTTGGTCATTCTCCAGGGGATATTTACTATGGTACTCTTACTGTAATGGGGGTTAGTGTATGACTATTTTGGCATCTGAAATAAAGTTTTTTAAATCTATGGTAGTATCTGACGATGCTACAAATGGTGGGTATCGTAGTGATAACCAGATAACTTCTGGTAGTCCTGCAAACGTATTTCCCAATGTATTCTCTGCTGAGAGAAATGCTGGATCTGATAAACATAGATTTGTTTATATAGCCAACCATAATGCAAACAGGGAAGAGGCACTAAACCTGAAAATGTGGTTGGATAAAGAAACACCTGCTGGTGATTACGTCCAGTTCTTTATGGGCACTCAGGGCATGACCCAAGGGGATATAGTTGGTACAGAGGAAAAGTTTACCGTAGCCACTTTAACCACTAATATTGCTGTAGGTGGTAATACTTTTGTAGGAACTTTCCCTGTTGCTGGTTTAACTGGTTCTATTGTAAACGGAAGCAAAATTCGATTAACCAATAAAGCCACTCCTGATGCTGTTACAGGAACCGAAGAGTTTGTTACGGTAAATAGCGTTCCTTCTATAGCTGGTACCCAAACTTCCTTTACCTTTACACCAGTAACTGCCTACGCCTATACAGTAGCAGAAGGTTCCCGTTGCAGTAAGGTTTCCGAAGTAGCATCATTGAAAGCTACTCAGGGAACTATCACTAAATCATCGGCTGCTGGTACATTCGATGATTCCACTTACCCACCTTTGCTTGACAATATTGGTACCATACAAGATACTTTTACTTTTACTTTCAGCAATGCCACTAACTTCACTTGTGTTAGTGCAAGATACGGGGCATTGGCTGCTGGTGTTACCACTTCTGATTACTCCCCAAATAACCCAAGATGTAGTCGCCCTTACTTCACAATTGAATCAGAATTCTGGGGTGGTACTTGGGCGAATAATGATACCCTGACTTTACCCACTAATGAGGCAAGTATTTGTATAGGAGAGAATAGGGTGGTTCCTGCGGGATGTTCCTCATTTGCAAACAATAGCTTCACTTTAGCGGTCTCGTTAGAAACTGCGTAAAGGTAGTCTTGTATTCAAAAGGAATATAAATTGATTCCCGAAGTAAAATTTTTAATGGAATAGTTTAAATAAATGTCTACTCAACTTCATTCAGTCACTTACTCAGTTCAATCCAAGACCAGTAATGATTTTGTGTTGTTAGAACAAGAGCCATGGGATCCATATGTAGGGGTGTTAACCAAAGTACAGTTTATAACGGCACTAAACAAAATAATGTTTAGTGGAAAAGATCCAGAAACAAACTGTGCTTCCGATGGGCTTACGTATTCCAGTAAAGTGTACGCTTACCCTTCAAGAGAGGATTTAGCTTATTCAATGGGATGGGTAAATGCTCTGAACGTGGATAAAATTATCCAGTTTCCAATATTTACAGAACTGCTTCAATGTAATATGGAGCAAGACCTTGATCTCAAATACCCTGCAATGGAAATTATTAGTGCAGGATGGAAAGGGGGTGCTTATGGTTCTGATGGTGCAATAGTAACGCCACCTGCATTGACTTTAACTGATACAGGAGCCCATGTTGCCAGTAAAGTATACGGTACTGTTATTGTCAAGTATAAAGTATGCCAGCACCTGTATCCGTTTTCAGTACAAAGAAGAGTAGGGGCTATAGAGAATCCGTTCACTGCTTTTGCTTATGCTATATGGGATGGTGGAAACGAGTTTATTGAACTGAAAGCACCAGAAGGAGCAGAAGAAGGTCAATGTAATAATTCTGGTTCAGTGGATATTAATCCAGATAAACCTAGACCAGATCATGTTGATCCAGAAGATCAGTTTACAAAGATAGATTATTGTGATCAAACGGTTATTGAAGACTAATGGGAAATAATACTTTACATAGTGTTACATATACGGTAGATGATTCTGATTTATCTTTACTGGAATTATGGGTAAAACTGGAACAGATCATTCCATCTAAGGTTTTGAAGTATGCTAATATTTGGGACGTATATCGATTGTGGACTGCTGCTGCCACTGGAACATCTGCAAAGGCAATAAAGATAGTGGGGTGTCCAGTTGAATTTGACGGAACAAAAATAAAAGTTTACCTTGGTTTTTACTCTTGGCCATCAAAACCTGATCTAATTTACAATGTGACACCAGCTGTAGGAACTATTTTCAGCACGGAAATAGTTAAGAAGCCTAGAGAATTTTCTGTATTTGTGGATAACTCTTCTGAAGTTTCCCTTGATTTTTATCTTGAAGATGCTACAATCATTTGGGAATCCCCTTGTTTCAACTCGGTCGGGGAAATGATCCCATACCCAACAGCAACTTTTGATGGAATAAAATTAAAATTTGATAGAGAATGTTTCGGTGCAGTAAGAATATTTGGTAAAGCGGTAGGCCAATATCATGTTTGTGAAATGGTACTAGATAAAGAAGTAAAGGAAGAGGAAGTTCCCGAAGAAGAAATTAAAGAACAAGCTGAGTACACAAAAGATGGGGTAGAATATCATATACTTTCCAAAATTCCTACTACCAGATTTAATGGTTATAAAATAGAAAATTTAACAAATACAATAACAGCTACTTGGTTAAATGAAGAAATGCTGACAATGACGGAACAACTGCCTTTAGAGATACCACAATGTGTACAAGACATTTTGGCGTTTTGTCCTGGGTTGTTCCCCTATATTTTATTGTGGTGTGAAACTATTTCTACCCGTCAAGTGTACTATAATACTTGTACGAACCCTGCTGAAGTAGTGGCAATATTTGATGGAGAAGATCCACAAAGTTATTGCAGTAAAATGTCTTCTTTTACTGATCCTAGTCCATGGTTAAAGAGTCTTTTGAACGGATGAACACCCAAATTACATCGGTAACATATTCTTCTAGTGCTTCTGAAATTCCAGCAGAAGAATATTGGTTACGAATTGAGCAGGATATTGAAGAAGACCTGGTAACTGCGGGGGAAGTGGCGGAAGTAATAGATAAATTATATGATCTGAATCCATGTTACGGTGATAAAGAACAGACAGATGCAGTACCGGAAGAACCACCCACTGAAGAAAAATTATTGGAAGTAGCCAAAGCTGAATTAGATTTGGAAGAATGCAAAAGGTTAAAAAGTGGAACATACACTGCCTTGGTAAACATTTACCGAAGCCATCCTGATGAACCATACACTTTGCATTTAGATGTTGGTAAAGTAAAAAGTACAGTTACTTTAACTAAAGAGAAAATTGTTATTATTTCCATAGAAGGATTGTCTTCTCTTAAATTAGATTTTCCAATAAAGTCTGGATTAGTTGCTTCATGGGTAGGTTCTGTTTTTGATACTTCTGGTTTAATCCCCCCTCCTGTCATAAAAGAAATTTATGGTAATACTCTATTTTGGGATAGACCTGTAACTGGTGTTTTACGAGCAGAATTTGTTACCGTTTACGATGTATTAGAAATAGAAGTTCCAGGAATACCTAAATATATAGGATCAGAATTTGGGGAACCACAAAATGCAAATATTTTGGTTTTTTACCATTACCAGTTTTATGAAGGAAGTGTTACTGCACCAACAGAAGATATAGCAGCAGATAAAGAAATGTTGGCTAAGATATGTGGTTGGTCTGATGGTAATACAGAAGAAGAGGAAGAACCAGAACCTGAAACAGAACCTATAGAACCTGTTGAGTACGGATGTATTGAATATGGTTCTGGTCCATTTGGACCCATGCCCATAGCTGAACCATCTTTCTATGCGGAGAAATGCTGTGTAGAGGGAACACCAAATCCATGTAGAACTTGGAAATCCCCAAATCCAGGGGGTAATGTTTTGCCACAAGAAGTTATTGATAAGTTGACCAGAGAATGGCCTGGACCAATAGAATTTATAGCATTAGGACCCATTACCCCTGAAGGATGTGGTGCCATTTATACAGAACAGATCGTCAGACCGCAGAACTGCTGCGAGGATGCCACGCCGATTGTCTGGGACTACGAGAGTTCGGTAGAAGTTCTGGCTGATTATTCATCGGGATTAGTGTTCGTCACCGGCGGCCGCGCCCCGTACCGCTGGCAGATCCGCGGTGTCGGCATGACATTCGACAATTATTCTCTGCGCGAGGCCGAGACTGACGTACCCTGGATCAGAGTCTATGTCGGAGACGCCTGCGGCTGGTGCCCGATTGAGGTTACGGACGGCTGCAGTATTGCGAATGGCGGGGTGCGATCGACCAATGGTTCATGGGTATTAACCTTCCAGGGCGACGGCAGTGTCGCGAGTTGTGGAGTGTTTGGTGATTGTAGTAGCGACCATATCAGTGGTGATGAGTTTGAAGTAATTAAGAATAATTTCAAAATTCAACAAAGTATTTATCCGTCGTTTGAAGCGGGTCAAGCCTATGCCTCTGAGGAAGCAGCCCACACTGCTTGTATGGGAAAATACAATGACCACTTGGCCGAAATATCTACCTATTGTGCTCAAAATAACCGCTGTGAGGTCTGTTTTCACGGCAGTGGCTACTCTCCATGTGCAAATACCGGCACATCTTTTCCTAATTATGATCCCGCCTGGGTGTCTAGTTGTGATATGGACGTCTTTGCCTATTACGGATTACTCGAACCAGATTCCTACTGGTGGTATGCCAAGGCCCATTTCAGATCTGTGGTCTACAGTTATGTCTATGAGTGGAGGTGCTGATGAATTTCCAGGCGTATGGGCTATCTGATTTGCGTAACATGCAGCAACTGCTCACCCAGTGCGAGGCTGCTGGCGTTACCGATCCAAGGATCATTCGGCAGCGTTTGCATGAGCATATTGCAGCAAGAGCAATCGATGCCAAAAAGACGGCCATGGCTGTCCTGCCCAGGGAAAAACGCAAAGAGCGGAGTCTGCGCCGGGCGACGAGACCGACCACCGTCTGTGCGGCCTGCGGGGCCCCGGCAACCATCGAGCTGGTTAACATCTCCCCGGCTACCAATGTCGGCGAGGGACTGCGGACGGCGATAGTTTGCATGAATACTGACTGTCGGCACACCGAATACAGCGCCAAGAGTGCTCTCGAGATCACCGGGGGCGTTAAATAATGGCCCTCTGGACTCCAGCGCAGCTTGCCCCGCTTGTCGAACTGGATGACACCTGTGCAGTCACTGTCGAGACCGGTGTCAGTATCTGGGCCGATAAGTCTGGTAACGGCCGAAATGCAGTGCAGGCTACTGCCGCAAACCAACCGGCATTGGTCAGCGGCGGATTGAACGGGAAGAACGTCATCCAGTTTGATGCCGTTAATGATTTCCTGTTGATTTCCGGCGTGCCTGCACAAACCGCCGTTACCGGGTTTGTGGTGGTCAAGGCCACCGATCCTCAACCGGATGTCTATAATAGCGGCCTGTGGGGATATAGCACTGCCAGCCTGGTCACGATGTATCCAGGTACAAATGGATCAATTTACGACAATTTTGCATCATCGGCGAGAAAAACAACGGTAAACCCAACGCCGTCCCTTGGAGACCCCCGTATTTATTCAGTCGAATCGGCGGCTGGAAGTTGGAAAAACCGTTTGGACGGCGTTCAACTTTATTCCACTACCTCCAATATTGTCACAACGGCTACCGGAATTTATTTGGGCCGGACGAATGGTTCAAATGTTTATTTTTTAGATGGTTATATTGCCGCATTTTTGCTTTTAGCCGGGATTCCTACCGACGATAATCGCCAGCGTGTCGAGGGATTTTACGCCTGGAACTTTGGATTACAGGGCAACCTGGCGGCTGATCATCCGTACAAGGATGCGGCCCCGACTATTCTTGATCCGACAATACATATTAACTTAGATCAACTGTATAATTTTGAAGAAGATTTAATTTGTTCAATTTCCCAATCTTACGATTTGCGGGAGAATCTTCTTTGTTTTATAGAACAACCATACATTTTAACTCTAACTTGTTTTAACTTATGCCAACAACAGTATGGTCTACAACTTCTAATTACCCTCACCCAACATTACGGGGATGCCAAATCCATTACAAAATTCTTGGAACAATATTATAGTTCCAGTAGGAATATTATAAAAATATTGGAACAGGTTTACGGAAAAGAAATAAGAACCATTGTTCAATTACAACAGGCATTTACTTTAATTGGAAATATTGTTGCCAGTTCCGATCATTCCTATTCTATTACAGAACATACAGTTGGGGCACCATTAAAACTGTCCCAGAACTATAATTTGGAATTGCTTAATTCTATAGTTTCTGGTTTACGGCAGAATTGGAACATAACTTCCAATATTTTGTTGAACAATACAATAGATTATAAAGTTACTATTTCGGGAGTACAAGTACCATCCGAAAATGTAAACGTAAACTGTGATATTGAACAACATTACATCGAGGGAACATTCACTTTACATAAACCAGATTACTTTCCATTATGCATTAAGAAAGCCAATGTTGTAATTACCATAACAGTTGGTTCCGATACAAAAGAATTCCATTTATTGTTATGGGAGAAAACCAGGACTACTACTGTTAATTCTACCATATACACTTTAACTTGCAGAAGTCAATCTGTGCTTCTGGATAGTAAATATTCCCCAACATTGCAGAAAGAATTTCCTGCTAATTTGGCATCTACCACAGTAGTAGAACTTGCAGCCATTCATAGTATTCCTGTAAGTTGGAATGTGTATGAGAGTGGTCAATTGGTAGATGAACTTATACCTGCTGGTTATCTGTTTGCTAATAATGAGAAACCACTGGCAGTGATCAGAAAAATACTGGAACCTTTGGGGGCCATAATGCAGTCTACCCCAGCAGGTGGATTGGAGATCATGCATGTGTACCCAAAGAAGGTTCCCAGTTACCAAACAGAAACAGTTGATATTGATCTGAAACAAGATATCCGTTACGAGAATGTTTCCACTACTTCAGAAGAAAGATCAGGGGTAAACACTGTTTATGTATCGGATCAATTAACTGCCAATAGTACCTATAATTTGGAAGAAGAAGTAGTATCCAGTATTGCAAAATATGTGAAAGGATTCCATACTCCATGGGATAGTGAAGAAGTTTATCTTGATACTTCTGGTGGCACTTCTGTGCTTATTGAGTACCTTGGAGTGGTTACAGAAAACATGCATTCAATCGATTCAGAGGTACCATATGAATTGATTGAATTTGTCAATGGTTCTGGGCATGTCTCTAAACCGATATATGTAAGAAATACTATTGAATGGGTTATGGACTCTTTAGGAGGAATTACTTTTGCTGAAGATGGTACATTAACCTCTGAAATTCCTGGTGAATCTTTGCTGAAGATTACTTATACTACTAAATACCATAAATGGTTGGTAACTTCCCCCAATATTAAAGACGTCCAATGCATACTGAGGCCAGTACATGAGTAAAGTACATGCAACAATAGTTTTGCATTATGGGGAAGGGGTAACCCAAGATTCCAGTTCTTGTACCGTTGAACATGATGAAATACTTGATACTGTTACCGATTCTGATGGTAAAGTGGTAGAGAAAACCAGTTTTGCTCCAGGGGATCCATACCATTTCTTAACTAAATGTCCTGATGGTATTTACATCTCTAAAATATTGGCTACTGCTGGTGATATTACTGCTCTCGGTTCAGTTACCAGAACCAGAGAAAACGATTTAGTGTTCACTGAAATCAATTCTGTTGATAATAAACCAAGTATATCCTACGTTCCTAGTGATTCTTTACCCCCAGTATGGTATGGTAACGTAGGTGGCCCACTTTACGTAGATCAAGAACAGATGAAAGTAGATATTAGAACTGGTACTATTCCATGTTACTGTAAAGTAACTTATCCAGTTTCTTTCAATTCTTATCGGTTAACACCACAAGTTCTCTCATTTGATACCTATGAAGTATATATCGCCATTTACTTGGAGAAATCATGATAAATTTATGTGTTACGAGAAAGCCGGAATGTTGCGTGGAACTTTCTGATCAATGCATCGTAGGGGATACTATTTCTAATAGCCTTATTTTAACGGATTTAGTTGCGGCATCTGCTGCAAGGGCTGTCATCGATAGAGAGGAACAGGATAAAGAAATCGTCAGTGCCAATTGCTCCTTGACCCCTTATTTGAAACCTTCCTCTTTAGTAGAAGCAATTGATAAAGAATATGGTATTTACCGTGGTAAGTTATTGAAATTTTCCATTACAATTCAGAAGAAGAAAGGGGGTGTTTTCTCAGCACGTTCTTCAATTGAAATAGAAAAGGTGGCAGAATGAAAGAAATTTTAGACAGTATCCTGAACAGTAAGAAAAAGACGGTTAAAATAATTGGAACTATAGTTGGGAACCCTGAATATCTTCGGTACATTATTTCTACTGATACCGGTAAAATGCAGGTAGAATCCACTACTCCATATAAAGTTGGTGATCGGGTAGTAGTATTTGACCGAGTTATCCAAGGATACGCAGGTATTGAAAAGTCAAGAAAAACTTTTCTTGTATAGTACAAATTTTTGTAGTATGATCCAAGTAATGATATTCTTATCCAATTTATGGAGGAAATTATGAGAGATTCGGTGTTAGCTAAGAGTGATGGTAACGGTCTGATACAGGCCATGCCATTAGTTAAGGGGAAAGTAAATTTAACTATTGCAGATGGTGCCCAAATAACTAACCTTGTTTATTGTGTAGTTGATGGTGGATTTACCATTACATGGGATGATGATACAACCAGTAGCATAGATGCCATTGAAGGAAATACTTTTTCTATTATAGGGGCTAAGTCAGTAACTATTACTACTGGAACTTTCCATTTCGGGTAATATTATGCTAAACTTTGGTTTACTTAATAATAGAAGATCACTTCCTAATCGGGATACCCTGCTTGCTTATTACAAGACTACTGTAACAGACGGCAAGCTCGTCGCCAGATATCCTCATGCCAACCACACCACCCAGCAAGTAAAGTCCAGCGGCTTCCTCGGCGCGGGCAGCTCACCCTGCCCCGGCCTGTTGGTCACCGACACCATCACAGCCTCCGGCGACGCTCCGACATGTACCGTGAATGGTACGCTGACATTCCCTGGGCCGGATTGTTGGGATATTGATGTGTTCCGGGATGGTGTGAGGTGGGCGAGTTGGAAGGGGATTAATGTCGGCCAGGCTACGGAGCTTGACGCCTCGGGTAATGGTCATCACCTGACAGGGCTGGTGGGTACGACAATTACCGAAAGGCTGGACGGGAGCGGGACGAACTATGTCAATGAGAACGGATTCTCCCTCCCGGGTGGTGTGCTTTACCGGATAAGCTCCACAGGCGCTGTAACAACCGGGGCGTTGACCATTGACGCACCTACAACGGCTGTAGCAGATTACAGTGGCACTGATGCTGATATGTCGGCTGTGTATTCCTCTGGTGGACTATCTCCAGCTATTAAAGGCAGTAGGATTGCGAAGAATCTGCTATTAGAGTCAGAGTTTACAAACGGCAAAGCCGATCTCAACTCCACGACCGCAAATGTAACTGTCACCTCGCTTGCCGGTTTTGTTAATGCTCTACTTTTCCCCGAATCAGCTACATTCCGGTCAGCGTTTAAGCAATTAACCACCGTGACTGGATATGTGTACAGATTTTCCTGTTTTGTCAAGATGGCAGACGATTCGGTCCCACGTATTGGGGTCTCCACAACTGACGTTAATAGCGACCTGATGCTCAGTATAGATGCTAACATAACCACAGTTGCAAATATCCCTGAGTTGCAACCAGATGGAACGTACAAATGTTCTGCGGTCCGCACCACTACTGCTGGCGCAGCAAACAGAAATTTTGGGGTTATTGCATACCCAACAAATTCCAATAAGGCGTTTACAGTTACTGGATATCAAGCTGAGATTATTACAGGCCGGCCACGGTTGATGCCATTCGAGTATATCAAAACCACCAGTGCCACTAAATCTGTGCTGCATGACACTGTCCAGTACAACAAACTCAACAAGTCTGTAGCTATTGGAGATTCCTACACAGCCACCGGAACATATATCACGCATCTCGGTCAAATCATCGGGATAACAGGGATGGTTAAATCTGGTATCTCCGGGCAGACTTTGGCTGATCTTGATACTCGGTTTGCCACTGACGTTGTTGCTGGTGCTCCGATTGCAGTGCTGATAATGGGTGGTGTTAATGATGTGATTAATACTGCACGGACCTTGGCAGACATGCAAGCATCGCTCAACTCAATGCTTGCTAAGGCTGATGCAGCATCTATCCATCCGATTATCTGTACAATTCCACCGTTTGGAAATTATTCTGGCTGGACCGCAGACAAACAGTCAAGGGCAGAGGCATACAGCGCATGGGTGAGGACGCTAGACCGTGACAAGATTGATTTGTATGAGATCCTCCGTGATCCTGGAACCATTAATATATTAGCTGCCTACGACTCCTCAGATGGTCTCCATTCTAATTCAGCCGGCCACCTGGCCATTGCCGCAGGAATAGCCATACTATCTCCGAACCAGTCCGTAACATTGCAGCCATACACCACTGTTGATGGCAATAAAATATTTGACACACACTTACCATCCAGGAGATCAACTGCATACTCCATCGGAGATAAGATCTCTGCTGTATGCTCAGACAGCATTAAGAGATGGTTTACCTGCACGACTGGCGGGACAACTTCTGCTGATGCCGTCACATTCCCTGATAATTCTGCCCCTGTATCTGACGGAGATGTTGTGTGGACCGGGGCGGCGAGTAATTATCACACAATTGATGGCGTTGTATCAATTCCTGGGGAGACAAATATTGCTGACACCCTGACGGACACTGGACTGAGCGGACGCGACGAAATCAGTATAAAGTTTATCCCCAACCTGGCCGACACAGAGCAATGGCTGTTGTCTGATGGAACAAATGGTATTTATATCTCGGCTCTGAACAAAATTGTTTATTCGGGCGGCGGGTCCGCGATATTGACTTCATCAGGCTCAGTGGCGCTGAACGAGATCAACACTCTAGTGATTGATCACACACCCACAGGGACAACAATGATCCTGAACGGCGCAACTGATACCGACGAGACAGTTACCGCCGCAATCGGCTGGGGAGAGACTATTTTTATCGGCAGTAAAACTGATGGAGTGGGCGTATTCAATGGGACAATTTTTGATTTTGCCAAAGCCGAGAGCACTCCTGTTGTTGTTCCCGGACCCCTCGGCATAGACGGCGCATTCGATGGTACAGCCTTCCCAGTCGGCAACTTTCAGGCCCCCCTCGGCAGAGACTTTCAGCTCATCCCCGAGTTCACCGGCAACGCCAGTGTCGATCTGGCTGCGCTGGTGCCGACAGCGAAGATACGGATCGGGGATAGGGGCATGGCGGTCTACAGAACACCTCTTAGTTTCGCCGACCAACTAAGAGTAGACCGTGTTTTAGGGCTACCACCATACATATCTGTAAACTTTGTAGAACTTACAATAAACAATGAAAATCTATACCTAGGAGTTTGATATGCCAAACATTAATACTTCGGCTGCCCCAATATCGACCAATGGAGCAAAAGTTTACGGTCAAGATACACTTGGCAATCCTGGCTGGATGCATGCTGGCATACTTGGAAATGTAATGACCATAGGACTCCCAGGTTCTACTGGATTTGGAGTAGGAGTTTGTGATCCTGCTGTACTACCTGTTGGATTTACCCCCATGTCAGGATATTCCGATCCTCTTTCCCCTAATTATGGAAACTACCAGTTCTCTGATGGTTCCGTAATGGTCTGGATTCCTAAGTTCTTTTACAGGATAAACCATTCTGAAAACCCTACTTATTCAATTTACACTCCTAACGATATTAATATTGTCGGATCAGAAACATTTGCTAATAGGGCTGCTGCGACTGCTGCTGGATTCGTGTTACATAGGGCATTTATTGATGGTGGTGTAGAGCAGCCTGGATTCTTCATTGATAAGTATCAAGTCAGTAAAAACGCCAAGGGGACTGGTTTTATCGCAAGTTCTATAAAGAATGGATTACCACTTTCTTCTGGATCAGATCATAATCCTATCAGTGCTCTTACGTCAGTATTAGGAATAAATGCAAATTATGCTTTCCTTACTGCTGCGAAAGCGAGAGATGGTGTAAATGGTGCTGTAAATAACTCAAGTATATTTTTTAATCAATCTGTATTCATGAGTTCTGCACTTGCTATGCTTTCTTTAGCGCATGGGCAAGCTGCGACTGGTACTGCGAATTGCGCTTGGTGGGCATCCGCTACTACAAACTTTCCTAAAGGGAACAACAATAACGCACTAAGGGATACTAATGATACTACAGTCCTGTATGTTTCTGATGGATATCCAAATTGTGCCAAAACAGGATCTGGAAATCTATTTGCTAAAACTACGCACAATGGACAAGCTTGTGGTGTATCTGATATAAATGGAAATATGTGGCAGATTTTAATTGGAATGACAAGCATTGTAACAACTAAAGCCATATCTGCTATTACGTTAGCTAATCCATGTCAGGTCACAACCACAGCAGCCCATGGATATACTACTGGACAAATTGTTAATATTACATCTATTGTGGGAACTACGCAGCTAAACGATAAATTGTTTACTGTGACTGTAGTTGATCCTACTAATTTTACTTTAGATGGAGTTAATGCTACTGGGTATACTGCATGGGTTTCTGGTGGAACAATCTATACAGGGTCTTTTTATGTAGCGAAAGAGTCAGTATCTATGAAATCTTTCACTGCAGGAGCTACTCTAGCCACAGATCATTGGGGATCAGTTGGAGTTGCAGCAATGATGGAGGCTATTACTATGCCTTTTATTGCTGCATCTGGTGGTTCTTCCGTAACTCAATTATTTGGTAACGGAACAAACCAAGTTTTATCTAATGGAGCAAGTGGTAATTCCTACGCCTTGACTTCTATTGGTTTTCCTAAAGACAGTTCAGGGATTTCAACCACAGGTACAGACTTATTTGGAAAAGATGGATTCTATCAGTACATTAGAGATCAGTTATGCGTTATAGGTAGTGGGAACTGGAACGCTGGCTCGCTTGCCGGGGTTTGGCTCCGTTACCTGGGCAGCATCCGTTCCTTCTCTAACGCGCACTATGGTGGTCGCTCCGCCTGTTACCCTGTCTAGTCGCGCGATAGCGCGGCTCTGTAATATGTCTACAGGAAAGAAGTATAGTAGAGAAGGAGTAATAATGCATAAGTATATAGAACTTATGCGATTACGCTTACTTTTCTATGAAAAATTGTTCTAAAAGTCTTTACACACTTCATCTTGACGTAAGAAAATTCTTTCCTTCTATTGATAGAATAGTTCTTGAAAAATTAATAAGAAATAAGATAAAAGATGAACAGCTGCTTAGCGTAATGAAACAATTTTACACTTGCCTAGGAATGGGTAAGGGAATCCCATTAGGAAATTTACTATCACAGCTATACGCTTTAATTTATCTAAATCCTGCAGATCATTATATTAAAAGAAAACTTAAAATATGCAGGTATGTCCGCTATGTTGACGATATGGTACTAATAGGAATGTCATCTGCTGAAGCCTCCATGGCCAGAAAGAATATTGAAGAGTATTTGTTTACTAGACTACACCTGCATTTATCCAAATGGTCGAAAAGAACTGTTGCTGACGGTATAAACTTTGTTGGGTATAGAACGTGGCCTACTCACAGATTGATCCGTAAGTATAGTTTATGTAAATTTAAGAAGGCAGTACTTAAAGGAAATATAATTACAGTTGGATCTATAATTGCACATTCACAAAAGACTAGTAGTATAAAAATACTAAAGTCTGTTATTTTGAATAACGCTGCAATGGTGAGTCGTCTACCACAATCACATCAAGGGAGGTTAGGATTATGCTACCAGTAGAAGAATTTCAAGTGTACGGCAAATACCTTACAGGTGAAGAGACTGATATTGAATTAGATAAACTGTCTCGTGAAAGATTCTTGAAAATCAAAATGCGAGAGAAACTAGCAGCAGAAATAGGAGATTGCGAAGATAATATAACCGATGTTCTTCGCGGGGTGCTTCTATGCTATGCAGTATCCTCTGGGATTATTAAAGATCCTATGATCATTGCCAGACTGGACAACTACGTTACTCAAATGCTTGCCGGATATGGTGGTGCGTCTGCTGTAATGGATGTACTGGAGTTTGACGCGATGCCTGTTATGAAGCATGTAAAGGATGGATACTTTGCCGCTAAGGAGAAAATCAAAGAGGCAAAATCCAAGGAAGAAGTAATGAATGTAGATATCGATGATGTAGTGTGATTGGTATATAACCTAACGATAGTGGAGGACATGGTGCCATGAATCGAGCAATTAATATCTTGCTTGTAGTGCTGATCATCGAATTGGTTGCTCTCTTGTGGCAACTTGCTGGACCTATGTAAAATGCAGAAAGTAAGTTCAAGTACCATCGTTCATGCCGCTTTACATGGTAGAAAGTCTGCGATGAAGTACGTTAATAAGGAACGTGCTGAACGCGCAAAGAAAGCACTACTCGCATGGATACCACCAGATACAGATGGATTTAGTGAAGATAAGCTGGAAACAGATATTCTTGGTCTACTAATAGATTTGCTCCACTTTGCCGAGCAGTCAAAGATTGAAGTAAGACCTTTGCTAGATTTGGCTGTACTAAATTTGGAGTTGGAAACAGGGAAATGATAAGCAGAACTGAAAAGATAGTATCTGGTATACTCTGGGGCATTGCTGTAATACTCGTTATTTCGCAGCTTATAGGGTGTGGAAAAGTATACCTTGAGCCAGTAGAACAATTACCTATCGAAGAAATGTTTGTGGTTCCAGTAGAACCAATGGGATTGATAGAACCGAAAAAGGAAGTAGATACTTCAAATACTCAAGTACTTTTTACTAATTGGAATAAGTTTTGGCTTGGAACAGCAGTAGCAGGACAGGTTGCGGATACGTTAACTACATTCGACAAGCTTGATGATGGGTACATTGAAGCAAATCCTCTATTTGGAACAAACCCAGAAAAAGGAGTAGTCATTGCTTCGAAAGTGGTTGCAACTTCATTTGTTATTTGGATGGCCGAATTTTATTTAAAAGATCATCCGAAACAGCAGGAATACAGAAATTGGATATACGGTACGTTTGGCGTAATTGGTGGGAGTTTTGCTTTATGGAATTCGTTACAGTAGGAGGATCAGAATGAAAAGATTAATGGTTTTAGTGCTATCAGTGTTATCGTTATTTTTGGTAACTGCCTGTTCCAGCGATAATGATAACAAACAGACAGGGCCAGGAGATACTACTGCAAAGTATGACCCATTTGCTAAAGATGATGAAGATAGAGCAATTGAACAGGATATTGATGCTGCGGAACTTGAAGGAGTACAGTGGGTAGAAGCTACTCCTGTACCTTATTCAGGTGCTGGTCAATTTGCATCTGCGGTAAAGAGTGCAAATACATACAGGGTTGCCAATGGGGGTCGTCAAGCATTCCGTATATTCCCCATGTTTAGAAGTGGTACTGCCATAGTTGTATTCTCGGATAGACCAAGGCAGGGGTATAGAGTACAGTTAGGTAAAGCGAATAGAATAAGTAGTGGTGAACACAATGGATTCGTAGTAAAGAATGCAAAAGATAGAACGAATACATTTGCTCACTCACCATTTGGAAGACATCCATCCCGAGTTTCATTTTACTATTAAAGGAGATTGTTATGAAAAGAGTTGCTACTGTACTGTTACTTTCTGTTATTGTTCTATTGACTGGGTGTAGTATGCATAAGTTCGCACCTGACGATGGTCTTCTCCAGGTTGAGATGAACAAAGAAAATTCCCGGACAGCTTGCTATCAAGCCCTGGCGATGAATGGCCCAGATTACAATAAGTTGTCAGATATGGCAATCGTCATGATTGAGCAGCAGAAGGCTACAGCACAACTTGTTGGAGCACTTACTGGTAAGCAGATCGATCCATGTGGTGGGGGGACGAATCTGAATGATGTAGTCATTGCCGATTCCAATAACAGAAACAGAAGTGTTCAAGTCCTAGGTGGTGGAGTATTGAATACCTTGAAATGGGTAGCGGGAGCCTGGGCCGCCACAGAGATTGTAGACAGTATTGGTAAGAATGCTGGGAGTACGTCAAATATTGATACTGGTGGAGGAGATTCTACGGTTACTAATTCCAGGACCAATACAGAAACAGTTACGGATGTGACTAATACTGGGGAAGAAGGTACAGCGACTACAAGTGGAGGCTTTGATACTACTACACCAGTGGCTGACCCTGTAGTTCCTGGTGGAATAGATATTGTAGATACTCCTGTTACAGTAACTGACAACTAATGGCTAATATCTGCAAGACCTGCCATCATTTATATGTTGGTGGGTCTAAATGCCCAGTATGCAATTATCCAAATGAGGAAACTCATGAACGACTATCCTCCCCCACCGAAAGACAAGGTAATTGGAATAAAAGTAGATATCAAGAAAGTGGTGAAATGGATAAAACAGTTATTCCAGAAGAATAAAAAGAAATGAGATTTATTGTTTGGTTGATCGGAATTATTTGTATATCTTGTCAACCAAGAACAATGACTGGAAACGATTACATTAAACTGATTATAGGAGATAAGGCATATTATGAGATGGGGAACTCTAATAGCAAATGTGGGAAAATTCAAAACAGCACTGGAAGCGGGACAACAAGTTTCCGATCCAGCAGGGTGGAAGAATGTCAGCATCACAACCAATCAAATTGCTCTTATCCTGACTGCAATCATTCTTGGATTGAAAGTGATTGACGTAGAGTTACCGGTTACAGATGAAGCTATAATTATTGCCTCTGGATCTATTGCTGGTTTGTTACAGGTAGCAAATATCATTATCACTGTAGTTACTACACGGAAGTTAAGCGGGGAAGATGCCCTGAAAATTGGACCTTTAGTGGAGGAATCGAAATGAAATACATACTTATGTTCTTGCAAATGGTACCAGCTATTATTGAAGCAGTACAGAAGATTGAAGAATTTATTCCTGCTTCTGGTTGGGGTAAGGAGAAAATTGCCTCCATCAGGGAAAGTCTCAGTGTAATTTTTAAGGAAATTGATTCAGTATGGCCAGCAGTTGAAGTATTTATTGGTGCTATGGTTAAACTCGCCAATCTTACAGGTGTATTTAAAAAACCTGAAGTTGAGGTAACCGATCAGATTGAAAAGTAATGCAACCAGTTTTCTAATGGAGACTCAGCCAATGTGTACTGTTAAAAATCTAATAATTATGGTAGTAGAGCAGAACGATAATGAATTGGAAAAAACCTGTACCTCCCTACGATCTTTGGGAGTAGAAACCATTATATGTGTTCATGACTATAAAGAGGCAATGGTTATAATTGAACAAGATCCAAATATAGATTTAGTCATTGCTGATTTAACCGATGAAGATTTACGCCCCACAGGGGTTTTCCTTTGTGGGGTAGCAAAGAGAGTGAGACCAGAAATATTATTTCTTATATCATCTAAGAAATCTGGTATCACTTTTATTGGACAATCGTTGAGTGCTGGCGCTGATGGTACTTTATCCAAAAACTATCTAAATGAAATTGAGGGAAAGTTGCCAATATGGTTGGATTTACTGATTAAGAGAAAGAATTTCAACGAACTTTTGGAGAAATAATTCATGGAAGATTCCCCCGAGGAAAGACGTAGATCAGTCTACGAAGCTATGGAGAGGCTTGAAGGCCGGGTGGAAGAATCCATAGGAAGAGTTGAAGATAGGTTGATTACTAATATCAAAGAGAAATTGGAAGCTCTACGAGATTTGATTAATTCAACCACCACTGCTAGGCAAGTAACCATCGATACAGAACTGCAAAGGATTGAAAAGACTAATACCAGTTGCTCCAATAAATGTGAGCTTCGCCGTGGTGAAATTTATAGTAGACTAAAAGAGGTTGAGAATGCAAAAGCCGATAAAGTAGAACTTGCTTTATTGGTGGCTAGAGTTCTTGCTTTAGAAGATTGGAAGAAAGCAAATTGGCAAAGGCTTGTTATATATTTAGTTGTAGCTTCGGTTGCTGCGGTTAAAGTACTGGAGTGGATTCGGCCACTATTAAAACCTATTGAAGATATAAATGGTTTATAAAATGAGTAGAGCAATCATCTGTATTTTGGTACTGTTTTTATTTCCAAGTTTTGCCTATACGGAACAGTATAATAGAACTAAACACTTTAAACACTGGTCTGATTTAGACAGAAATGGTTTCAATACCCGTGAAGATGTATTGATAAGGCAATCTGTTCAGACGGCTAATGGTAATTACCTTATATCCATTGTCGGAAATGATATTAAACTAGGTATATGGGTATGTCCATATTCTGGTAAAATATTCTATTCAGCCAGTTACCTAGATATTGATCATGTTGTGCCATTGAAATATGCCTGGGAACATGGTGCTGAGAACTGGACAGATAAAGAAAGAGAAGAATTTGCCAATGATGTAGAAAATCTTTTGGCAGTAAACAGAACTGTTCATAGTGGAAAAGGGGATAGTAGCCCAGATAAATGGTTACCTCCTAATATCTCATTTCATGCGGAATATATATCTAAATTCGTTTCTATTTGTGACAGGTACAAACTATCATACAATAAAGAAAAAGTGAATGCCGCACTAAAATTTTCGCGGGAATATGCAAGGGGAATAAGGAACTAAGATGAAGGAAAAAATTAAGAAATGGCTTATCAGAATAAACGGCCATGAAGGGGGTTATTCTAATCGATCCCCTAAAGCTGATCCAGGGGGAGAAACTAAGTGGGGTATCTCGAAAAGGTCGTACCCTTACCTAGATATCAAAAACCTGTCACTTGAAGATGCCGCAGTAATATACGAGCGGGATTTCATTGCTCCTATATCTTCAAGGCAACTCCCTGACGGAATCACTTTCCAGTTGATTGATTTTGGTGTTCATAGCGGTATACGTAGAGCAGTAAAAGAATTGCAACGTCAAATGAATATAGTAATTGGTGGTGAGAAAGTTGAACCTGATGGGGTAATAGGACCATATACCAGAGCAAAGATTCTTAGCTTTACAGATAGTGATCTAGTAATGAGACTTACTGCTGGTAGGCTAAAGTTTCTGAAAGACTTGGATAACTGGCATGAGAATTCCAGAGGCTGGGCTGATCGAATAGCCAATAACCTGTTGTATGGTGCGGAAGACACCGATTAAAGGAGAACTATTTTGTATTATAAACACGTTCTGAAAATGGATAAAAGTAAATGTGAAAACTGTGGTTCTTGCGAAAAGATTTTGCCAAGATTCAAAACTATCTATGAGGGAAGAATTGACGTATCCGATTGGGCATTGGAACGAGAAGATGTTAAAGCTGGAATAGCTTTGGTAGTCAATTCCTGCCCTACCAAAGCTATTTCTTTTTCACCATTATGATTTATCTTTCTTCTCTTTATCAGGTGGATCGTCCACAACTCTAATCAGAGTAGGACTAATCACTATCTGTTTCAGTGGATAGATAGGACCTGTCGAAATAGGATCACCAGTATAATTATATACTTTAGTAATACCATCTCTTTTGAATGCCCGTATCACTTGAATATTTGCCATTAGCGTAACCCCTTTTGTTTCCGTAAAGCCAATAAATATTCCTTCTCTTCCTCTTCTCTATTTCTCCTTTCTGGTTTTTTCCATATAAATATTTCCAATTCTGTTTTAGGTAAAGCTGGTTTAGAAATTTCTAATTCCTTTTTAGCCCTGCTCTCTCTACAGGTAGGACAATAGTAACGGTCTCTGGCTTCTCTCCAGTTATGCACCATTATTGCTGCCCTATTGCCACAATCATGACAAACCTTGTTCATCTTTTTCGGATACTCGGCTCTCATAAGAAACTCTTTATATTCCTTCTTTGGATAGAAATTCTTGCTTATCTCTTAATGCTTGGGCCCCTACTTGAACCTTGTCCACATTCAAAGTATCCACTATCTGGAAGTATTGGTCATATAAATGCAAACCGTCTGAGAATGCAATTATCTTCCCATCTTCAACTTTAAGACCAGCATCCAAAAGGTATTCAAGTACAATTTCTTTCAGCCTTTGTAACCCACCAAGGTTTTCTGGTAGCCCAGCATACAGGTCCCATGACCTGAAATATACTGTCATATTCAATTTACTGTCAACTACTTTAAAGGATATCGATCTTAGACATGGTGGATCGTCAAGAAAAGTTGTTTCCACATTACCAATACAAATTGTTGCTTGATTGGTATTACCATTGGATGATATGAGTAATTCCAAAATTCTACTTAATTGCTTGGAAATAAACTCACCGTAAGTATAAACCTCGTTTTCCCGTTTCTCTGAACCGAAAATATAACGGAAAAAATACTCTTCAATCTTTTCATCACTTGTCGGTGCTGGAATACCTGGCGGTAAGATCGGAGCAAGTGGCCTGATCCACGGTTTATCTATTACAATCTTTACGTCTTCCAGTTGCTTACTAATCTGACCGACGTATGATCCACCTTTTACCATAAAATCGTATCCTTTCTTGACACACAGCCACATTGCTTCTCGCCAAGCATCTTCAATAGTTGCTGCCCGTACACAACAGAATTCCTCATTTATCATTTTGATTCTCCATACTTTAAAATAATATCCAATATCTTATCACATTTCCGTGTAGCGATAATGAGACTGCTACGCAATTCTATTCCTTTTTCCATAAGTAATGGGGTATCAAACTTCTCCCATTCTGTAGAATCAATCACTTGCTGTATCTTTTCTTTAACCATTACTATTTGTGGATAAGCCATATCATTTCTCCTTTACTGAACTGATCTTGTTTTTCTTGGTTACCACAAATACTTTATCGGCAGCATCTTCCAGATATGTTTCATGGGTAACCACTATCATTTGTATCTGCAATTCATCCGATAAAATCTTCAGCATCTGGGATGCTCTGGGCATACGTTCTTCATCCAGATTCCGGAAAGGTTCATCTATGATTAGACAGTTTCTGGTTTTGCTTAATGCCCAAATGGAAACACGTAAAGCAAAACTGGCTACATCTACTGCACCGAATCCACAAGAATCTAATGGATTCATTTCATTTATACCATCATCTGAAAAGAACATATCACATTCCGATACATTTCTCCTTGAGATAAACCGGACAATAAACTTCGGTGCCTCTTCTTCAAAGACAATATCCAAAGCTTTTGTCGTGATCTTAGACAGGTGTTCTTCCAGATTCTTCTGGGTCAACTCTGCCGCTTTCTGCATCAACTCCCTGGCTTTGATATGCCCAGCAGTAGAAGTAAATAGTGTATCCAGTTCTTTGTTTAATCGGGTAATGTTATCTTTATGAATTGCTCTCTCTGACCGTTTGTCCCTGAGTTTTTCTCTTACGGTTGCTATTTCCATATTAGTCCTCAAATATACTTGGGAACTTTACCTTGAAGTCTTCAATCATTTCATTCAGCTTCTCGGTATCAGATTTTATCTCTTTCCCTAATCGGATCAGTTCCTTGTCCACGTCCGCCAGAATATTATCAGACTTCTTGAAACCAGCTGCCACTAACTGATCCTCTTTAGCAGATATCTTACCCCGAATATTTGCAAGAGTTTCCTTGGACTTTTCCAGTTTGTTTTTTATATCTTCAATTCGTTCCAAGTCGTTCATGTACTTTCTCCATTATGTCTGATATAATCTTTCTGGTTACCTTATCCGCTTTTGCTTCTTCTATAACTATCTGGAGAACTTCCTCGTATTCCTTACCCTGTGTTTGGAACTTGATGCTTTGTGCCAATTCCTTAACGTCCTGTTTGTAAGAGGACATATCGTCTTTATCAATCTTATCCAGATCAAATACATCTTCTTCTATGGGAATGTAATAAACTTTGTATTCCAGTGTATCTGTATCAACAAAGGTTACACTGGGTTTATAGTTCATTTTATCTTTGGCACTTCTCATTATCGGTCCAGGATTAATCAGTAACCGATCTTTGTACTTGGTAATATGGTGATCGTGGTAGTCACCAGAAACTATGAGTTTGTACTGGGGATACTTATTCATAAACTGTTTAGCTGACAAAGCATCGGGCATAAAGAAAGGCGGTTCTTTAAATGTTACCGGAAAATGGATTAGCAAACAGTCTGATCCTTCTAAGTTACGTGGCTCTTGTCCAAACGATACATCTTCCCATTCATAATCAAAGTAATTGGATTCTCTTATTGCTCCTGCTGCCAACAAAGTATTATATGGTGTTTTATCCAGTACAGGGTTATGGTAAAAGATATCATGCTGACCAAATATACCACCTACCCCATTCTCTACTGTTTTCAGCAAAAAGATATAGCGATTTAACCAATACAGGGAACAATACGGTTTATCAAATACATCCCCTGCCAAAATAATGGTGGCATCTAGTTCATTCGCTAAATTACGGATCCATTTAATTTTGTTAAACTGTACTTCGGCATAATCATCTTTCCTGATACGTGGTCCTTTACCACGTATGTGCCAATCACCAGTTGCAATAATTCTCATATCCATTTTCCTTTTCCATTACACAATGGACATATACCGATTGACTGTAACAGTGTATTCAGTTCCTTTTCTTTACCATTCACTATCTTAATGGCTTTATCTTCCATATCTTTCTGTACCTGCAAGTCTGCTTTTATCGATTGCAATAGCTTTACAGATGCTTTCCTGCTTTCAATAATAGCGGAGAATACCTCTAATTTCTTCAATTCAGTAGGGGGAGGTATACTGATTCCCTTTGCCCTGACTTTCAAGTCCCGAAGGTCTCCCGCTAATTTTTTAATATTCTCTTCCTGATCCTCTTTCCTGCAAAGATTTTCATCGAACACCAGTATTGCTTCAGCAAACGGCAAAGCAGTCATATCTGGTAATTCTGCAATCTGGTGTTCTAGTATTAAAATGGCCTCTCTAATAAAACCAATACTTAAACTTTTGCCCCTATTATTTGTAATCTTACTTTCCAGTTCAGATATTTTATCCAGAAATTCTAACGCTTTGTCTACCCATTCTAGTTCTTGAAACTTTTCTTTTTCCAATTTCAATTCAGCCGTTTTTGAATTGTAACTAGAATTCATCTCGGTTATAGTGGAATTAATAATCTCTGTAGCTACATCCATTTCTTCCAGATGAACAATGTTGTTCAGAAACTTTGACCGTTTTCCTGGTGTCCAATGCTCTGCAAGAAAGAAATTAACATCTTTCTGTAACTGGATATTAATTCCGGTCATATTGGACAGTTTTGTTATCTGTTCTGGTACTCCTGTTCGTAAAGCTGAAAATGGTTCCTCTTCACCAGAAGCTTCATAGTAGTTATTGGTATTACTTCTTAAACGGTTTATGTATCCACCATCATCAAAATCAATGGATACTTCTGTACTTGGTTTCTTTTTACCATGAGGGAAGTAAGAAGTTCCCTGTGGTCTGTTTTCCAATACCCAGTTTATAGACCGGACAAGGGAACTTTTGCCGTAATGAGATTTACCAATTATGACATTAACCCCTTTAGCAAAATCCATACAAAAATATGGGAACCCCTCCCAGTCTGCTCCTTCAATATAGTTTATCATGTTTTCCTCTACATAGGATATTCAAATACATGGAATACCAGATAACCCTCATGCAACTGAAATGTACCAATATACTTTCCATTTTTCTCAGTAATAGGATGACCAGTACCATAAACTCGGAATTTCCTTAATACTTTATTTGCAGATGGATCAACAAGTGCCCATAGACAAGAGAGTCCATGTTGTGATTGAACAGTAAGAATTTCTGCTCCAAGTGGCATTGCAATTGTAGTTTCTGGTTCTAAAACATACTTCCATATTTGTTTTTCCATTTTATTCCTCTAACGTAGCCTTATAGTATTCTGGATTGCATACAGAACAACCATCCCCTACCAGTTTAGTTCTCATATCACAAGTACAAGTGTGTTCTTCAGGTGGTCCTGACTTTGCGGCTTCATTCAAACAGTTCTGGCATTCCACATTATCGGATATGGTTTCAATATGAACATGGGCTCCCATAAAGTTGAACAAAGCCACTATCTTCTTAGCATGTTTTGCACAGCAATAGGTTGGTCCTGATGGTGTGTGAGCTATACAAATAGCTGGGTATTTTGGTTTCTCCATTACCTTCCCTCCATTCTCATTTCTATTTCATCAGCTAATGCCTTAATCCAAGTAATAACTGGAATAGGCATATTGCCTTCAAAATAGATTGAATTATTATGGACATTCTTTTTTACAGTCTCATATAAAGATGGTTTAGGAACTGATTCTGTAATTGGTACATTGTGAAGTTGTACCGCTCCTTCTTTAAGATTGGAACCAGATGGATTATTTAACCAATCACGTTGCAGAACAGTATCAATAACCTTTTCCGTTTCTTTCTCAGAATCTATATCGAATAAGGATAGAAGCTGTTGTCCGAAAACACCGGAATCAACTACCCCATCAGCTATTTGGTTTACATCAAAACCATTTACACCGTTTCTGATTCCTTGTACTCCTTTCAGTATATGGTGGGCTACTTCACCAACTTCCTCAGCCATACCAAGAGAGAACTGCATAGCAAGAATCATATCTATCAACTGATCCTTGGTCATCTCTTCATATCGGGATCGTGGAAAATTTCTATTTTGCCACTCAGCCAGTTCTTTTTGTTTCAAGTCAATCATAGTATTCCTTTCGGTTTTTACAGTTTTATTGTATCAACTATTTTACCAGTTTTAGTATCAACATTTACAACACGATTATCCCGCTCATATATTGCTTGCCGTAAATATACAACAAGATCCAATGCTTCCTGATAGGCATCTACTAGAACATCCCTACCATTGAAAGGTTGCAGTCTTGTTCCATATTTTTTCTCACCAATTGAATCTCTTTCTTCAATGTCTTTCTTAACCAAATCCCATACAGCAGGGAGATTGTTTTTTATTGGTTCTGGTTCATGCTGATTCATTTACACCACCATTATGTTAAGAAGATAAATTCACCACCTACCATCAACTTTGCCATGTCAACAAAACGGACTTTACACTGGCCAAATATTCCCCACTTCTTTCCCCAGGAATTATGCAGCAGAAAGTATTCTTCAAACCAGTTAATGCCAGAGATAATTAAACAATGACCACCTACCAATCTGCCTGTAGGGAAAACAAAACCATTCTTGTCAGGTGTTTGCATACCCTCAAACCATTTTATCCCTATTACTGGTGGGCCTTTGTAGCATACACCAATAACCAGATCAGTGAAACTGAATGCAAAGTGGTATCCTTTAATCAATTTCTCTTTATGGAGAACCTTTACCCCTGACAGTACCGATGTTCCTTCATAGTACGGATCTGCTCCAGGATATGAGCCACCTGGCCACGGATCGTCGTGCTGTGCTGGCCAGTAAATCTTTTCTCTGGCAAATTTAGGGGTTATAAGTTGTTTCTTCATCTGGAATGGTTCAGCCAATAATGCATGACTTAAACCAAAACCCACACATGCCCCTTCCACTCCTTGGTCTAAAACAGAAGTACATAAATGAATCTTATTTATGGGTTGCCGTTCTGTTGTCAGAGCAGTTACCCGATACATTTTGCTTCTTTCATCAAACTCGGGGATTCTATCTAACCGTCTATCTTTTGTAACGTACCCGCCTTTTAAAATAAATTCTTCCATTTTTAATTCTCCCGTTAGTTTTAAACTTACCGAATGATTCTAATGCCTCTCTTAAAGCTTTGTTGGCTGCTATAAAACTAATTCCAAGTGAATTTATAGCAGCCATGGCTCCTTTAAAATCTAATAAACTATATGAAGTTTTTCTGGCAGCCTCTGCCATTGCATTAAGCATGCCCTGGTGGTTCTTACTTTGTACAATTGCAAAATATGGTCTTATATTAGTAGCGATTTTACTTTCAGTTTCTTCGGTTCCTCTTTCACTTCTTTCTTCGGTTTGCATTGTTTTTCACAATACTCAGTGGTATCGGCCTCCCATTTCTCATTGAATCTTGTTTCCTCAAATGATTCCAGAAACAATTTCTTTGTTTCCCTATTGGTTTTATCCGTAATTACTGATTCAAAAGAACAGGTAACAATATCATCAAAGTGGGAATCCCACCATTCAATACCACGTTCCCGTTCCTCTTTGCTGAACCCTTTCCCTATCTCAGTAACAATACCACCGTCTTCTGTTCGCACTATCAAAGCACCAAGACAATGTTCGTACTGCTTTCCCTTGGTTCCTGGTAATGCTTTAACGATCCTGAATTCAGCAAAAGCCCGGTTCTTCATCTTGATGAACTTTCTACTGGTGGTAGGTTTCCATATTTCACCGAGGTCTTTCAGTACAGCCCCTTCAAATCCATTATCCCGCATCTTTTTGTAGAATGCTCTGGCTTCGTCTACACTATGCACTATCTCATATGGAATAACTTCTATCGGTCCTAATCCACCAGCAGGATAATTCTTGTTGAGAAATTTATCTACCATACCACATAGCTTAGGAAAACCCTGTGAATATGGTATAGGGCTGAATCGTTTCTCGTAATGTTCAAATGGAATCAATCCCCATAGAACGTAAACCACTCGTTCTGCTATCTCTTCTGAGCCACAACCTTGTACAAAAGAGTTGAGGAAACCATTACCAGTCTTTCTATCAAGCACTTTTCCATTTTCATCTATAACTACCATTTCACCAACAGTAACAAACTTTTCACCGTTAAGCAGTTCAAGAAGTTCTTCTTTCAGGTAACCAAATAAATGGAATGTATTACCATATCTTGTAGTGAATATTTCATCATCTTTCCACGGAAATCCATAAGCAAACATTCCGTCTGCTTTCTTCTGTACAATAGCTGGATAACATACTCTATGTATTTCATCTTCTGTGGAACATCTCTGGTATGGAACTTCTTCCACTATCCCTCTCTTCGCTTTGTTAATAGTTTTGAAAGAGAACCCTGCCCGCAAATCTTTCTTACATATCCTGGAAACAACTTCAATAGTCTCTTTATCTATGGAACATATCCAATTAAACTTTGCTTTCTCAACATTGGTTGCACCACCTTTCTGTTTCAGGAAGTCAAGGTAATCGAAAATGTTGCTTATATCGGTAGCGGTACTCTCTTCCACGAAATTAACTTCTTTCAGATTGTACGCCCATCCCTGATTATAGGCATACTGAATTACTTTACGGAATGTTGGATCTTCCAGAAATTCTGCAAGTTTAGCTACTTTATCATTGGTAGATGTTATGTTTTCAATTATGGTTAACTGCTCCAGTACCGTTTTTAAACTCATAGTTATTTCCTTTTCAAAGTTGGTCTTGCTTTCAACAATCGGAAAAAGGTATCTAAATCCATAACAGCTACTGGTTCACTTCCTGATCTTTTGGCAACAAGAAGCCAATCAGTACCAGTAATCTTGTTACCTTTAGCCTGGTCTATCCAGTCATGTATTGACCAAGACTCCTGCGCTTTGCACTCTATGGAAAACCGAAACCTTTCCTTTGCTTCCCCTATCAGTTTAACATCAGTACCAGACTGTCCCATTTCTCTGGACTGGATAAGTTCATCCTTACCATGAGGAATTCCCAGTAAATCAGATACTTTCTGTGCCACCAGTTGCTGTAATCTTCTCCCCTTCGCCTTTGCTGACGAAACGGTGATCCGCTTTTTCCCACTCATCCTTATCTATTGCCTCCAGTTTAACTTGAAACATTCCAAAGTATCCGTCTATTACTCTCTGTGCCAATTTTGTATTACACATAGCATACATCTTTCCTTCGGCATCCATGTATATTCCAGCTTCTTTACTGGGGTTACCGTATTCGTCATTCAGATTGGGATCAGCCACTACGTAAGAGAACATATCCGCCCCCTGTTAAAGAAATTTTCCCACCGTTGCATTCCAATTTTGGTCTTATAGGAATCAATCCAATATTCATCGGCAACTTTCATCAGGTTACCCATACTGAATTCATCTTTCTTCAGTTCAAATTCTGGTGTACCAGGAAAGGGAAGTTTAACCAGTTGCCGATTTCTTTCAATAATATCTTTACCAGCAAGAATAGCCTGATACGTTTTATGGGTAGGCTTTAAAGTACCAAGTAACCATTTAATAGCAGTTGTTTCCCTTACCCCTTGTATTCCTGGCACTTCATCGGAAGTACATCCACCGATACTTTTTACATCTACCCATTGTTTAACAGGTATACCATATTCTTTATTAAATTTCTCTGGTGTCCAAAGAACTTCTGTTCTTGGTTTATACAAATCGGCGTACTCTAACATCTGGAATAAATCTTCATCATCTGTAACCATTACACAATCTTCATAACCAATAACTATATCAGCCATTATATCATCAGCCTCTAATCCGTCAACTGAAAAAGAATTTCTGAATCCTATAGATGGAATAATTTCCTGTTGAAGTTTAATAATTTGCTGTATCATGGACTGGTAAAAAGCCCTTTCATCTTCCGTACTATCTTTCTTTTTCTGTCTACGCTTTAACTTATACTCTGGAAATAATTCTTCCCGTTTTGATCCTTTACTGTCCCAACAAAATACAAATCTATTGGTTTTGAATCTCTCTGAGAGGGAAAGTATCTGATTTAAAAAACCAAAGATAACGCTTGTCTCTATCTCACTGGTCCTCAATCCTTTCAAGGAATAGGCATCAGCATAGCAGAGACTTGAACAATCGATTACCAGTCGTTTATATTTCATTTCCGCTCAATCCTTCTCGCTATGATTTCAAGGGCGAGTAATTTATCGGCTATAGTTGCATCGGGTTTATCACAGTCTTGTATAACGGCACGATCCATATCGGAAAGATTAAACATGGCTTCCGAAAATTCCATAGAATTAAACTTTATAGTGTATATTTTGGTCATTGAAAAAGGTTCTTCTACCACAGATAGTTCCATAGTTAATCCTCCTTATATTATGGTTGGTAAGGATTTGCACCTTACATTTAGGAGTGTCCTTATATTGGCTCATTGTTCCCTCCCTTGGGAAGCACCATAGCGTCTACCTATTCCGCCACAACCATAAACTTTATATTACTCTTCTGAAGTAGACAACTTTCGGTATTGTTTACCGATTACAGTAATTTCCGAGGTCAACTTTCTCGCTCTCTTGTATGCGGCTTTACTCTGCCGACCATTCAATTCTGCCAACAGTTCATTACACTTTTCTTCCAATTTTTTCTTTATTTCTGCAAATAAGTCCATTTTAAAATCTCCTTTTCTTTTTACGGTTTACTTTAAATAGAGCCTCATTGCTCTCCCACACATCAATTACCATTTCTCGTAACTCTGCTTCAAGATCATTTTCTTCAATGTATTCTACGGCTTTGTCCAAGGAAGTATAGGTTTTATCAACACAATCGTATACGGTTCCTTTGGTCATGTCCTTGTAATACTGAAGATTGCCACGCACATCATCTATTCCAATACCAAACATCAAGTACATAGGTACTGTTCTGAACGGATCGTCAATGGAACTCTTTTTTACAAACAGATTGGAAATAATACCAACATCCTTTTTAATTTCTACACCATGTTCATTCTTCTTTACTTTTCTAATTACTTCCTTTTGGTTACAGGCAACTCGCAAAGAGGAATGAAACGGTACAGCATGTCCACCAGGAGTAGTAACACCAAATTCCCCATCCCTTATCTGGTTAGTAAACACTACCAGCTTATGTTCATGGGCAATTATCCTTGCAGTTTTACGGCACAGTTCCGATAATTCTTTCGCCTTACGTTGCCCACGTTTATCACCATCATCCATCTCCATTGCAGTAGACAGAGCAGCAATAGAATCAGCACCGAGAAGGTTTATTACATCTGGGTTTTTGGGTTCCCACCCCATTATAATACCTTCCAGTCCTAATTCCGTTACTTTCCCTTTTGCATCTTTCCTATCCCCTACTGTATTAGGACGATAGTAATGGTCTCTTGGCAGTTCCAGTCCAGTTATTCTTGTGTACTCCCGATCAAGTCTTGCTTCAGGATCACAGATATGAACCTCACCACCTTTTGCTTGTACCGATGCTCCAATTTCTGTAAGAATTGCAGTCTTACCAGAACCTGATCCCCCAAACAATTCTACCATAATGCCACCAGGCATACCCCCACCCTTGACCCTGCCACCAGAAATGGCAAGGTCAAGGAGGGTGACACCAGTAGAGACAAGGATAGAAGTATCTATTGGGATTTTTTCTTCTTCCCGTTCTGAAACTGCATCAGAATACTCTTCCGCAGTAATAGAAACTTCTTTTCTCTTTAGTGTAGCCATTGTTTAATCCCTTCTTCGTAAACGTCTGGTCGGGGGAGGTTCTGGTTCCTCTTCTTTCTTTTGTTCTGGTTCTTCGTTCAACCCACCAGATTCTTCTTCAGTTCTGCGACCTCTACGTGGGGGTGGTTCCTCTTCCTGTCTGGAAGTTTCTCTTTCCTTACGTGTTTCGGGTTCTTCTTTCTCAGAATCTTCCCCTCTACGACGACCACGAACAGGTAATTCTGGTTCATCGTCATCATCGGATACACCAGAAAGAACGGCCTTTGCAATAAGCTTCAGATCTTCCACTTCGGGTTTAACCAGATAATCCTCAATGGTATATGCCTGGTCAAGAATGTCGTCCTCAATTGGTGCTGGTCGATCCTCAAATACAATACCAGTCAACTTCTTGCCTTTGCTCTTACCAGCAATGGTAAAGGTAATAGTCTTACCACGGTCAGGATCAGAATAGGGAATCCTTTCACCAGTACGCTTATTCTTTGCAGTCTCTTTGAACGGGCCTTCTGCAAGGTAAGAACTGGCTTCCCAAATCTGAACACCATTCTGTTCCTGATTATCGGTGTAAACAACTACATTATACAGACATCGCTGGCTACCCTTCAGTGCTTCAACTACTTTCTTCCTGGGATTATCCTTTGCCATCTCTTCTGATTTTGCATCACAGAGAGGACAATCTTCACCATAATTTCTCAGACAGATGTAATCCCCTTTCTCTGGCCCTACACGCTTATGTACCCAAATCTCAACCTTGTATACAGGTTTACCTTTCGGATAGTTCGGGTGGTTCTCTGACGATATCCAGGGAATAACATCCAGTGCGTGATCCCCTTCTTTATCCTTCCAGAAATTCAGATCAGTATCTTTGACGAAAATGGTGATATAATTTCCACCAACAGTTTCATCTGTTCTGTTCTTCAATTCCTCGTGGTACCCTTCCTGACTACGGAATTTGGATACTTTAGCCATTCTTCTGCCTCCTTTTCATTCTTGGATTAGATTCCAATTCTTTAACACTTTCTTCATCCACTACTTGTTTCTCGAACTGTTCACCATCAGTCTTACTGACATGTGGGTCAGCCCAGTAACCGGAAACATATAATTTAACAATGAGTTCCAGAGCAGTTTTCTTTTGCTCCATTGCCCACTTACTTCCTTCAAGTACATTTACCTGATAACAGGATTCCAGGTATTCTTCTGTTTTCTTTACAACTCTGGAATCTTGAATCACTGCATTGATTATTGCGGTCTCAGTTGGACGTACAGATTCAAACCCATACTCAGAAGGGTCCGCCCTTATTTCAGAATCCACTTCCGCTTTTAATACTGCCAATTCCTCCTTGCATTTATCTTTATTAAAAACTGCGGAAGCCAAGTTGTCACTGTATTCCTTATACAGTTCCGCTTGACGAATACATTCCATATCCAGATTGAGTTTATCAATCCGAAAATCATTCATTCGATCTGCCATAACTTCTCCTATGGTTAAATATAATATTCCCTCCTGAAAGTATAAGTTTACTTTACTATACTAATAGAATCAATCATTTTCTGCTATACTCCGTAAATACAGAAAAGCAAGAGAGAATCAGCCCTGCCTTACCACTATCAAAATAGTTTTCAGAAAATGATTCCAGAATCATAGCGGATCTCATATCCCCTTTATCCAAAAGAACCTTGGAAAACCATCCTTGAATACTTCTCCTTGCTGCTTCTGGGTCTGAATCAAGATCAGTTATAATCTTGGATAGAATCTTCCACGGTTTCTCTTCCATCATAGCCATACATAAGTCACGTACTGAAGTCTCACAACTTATGGTTTTCTCAATCATATCCAGAGCATCTTCTTCTTTCTCGATATCGATAACCTGGTCCAGTAACTTCACTGCTTCTCTTGCAGAACCACCACATGCCATACTGATAGCTTTCAGAACTGAATTAGGAACTGCTACCTTCTCCGCTTCTGCTATATCCTTAACTAAAGAATAAGCAGTGTTAGACGGTAGAGACTTCATGTTTACTGCAACACATCTGGTTTTGATTGCTGGAATCATCTTCTCTGGATTTGTTGTAGCCAGAAAAAAGAATGTATACTTTGGTGAATCTTCAAGCATTTTAAGCATAGCATTCTGTGCTGCCGACGATATCATATGGCTTTCGTCGAGTAAGATAACCTTTACCTTACCACCCATAGGGGAAAGTCTTGACGTAGCATTAATCTCCCGTATAGTGTCTACACCATTTGTATTTGCTGCATTGTATTCATGGTAATCGGTATCAGCACATTCCAATATTCTGGCAATGATCCTGACCATTGTAGTCTTGCCACAACCACTTGCTCCTGTGAAAAGCCAACTTTTGGGGATATTTTTAAAATCCCTGTCTAGCATTGATTCAACTGATTTAATGGCAGCGTCATTGCCATATACTTCATCAAAATATTCTGGTCTATACTTCAACGGTAAACTGTTACTCATCCAAAGCCTCCTTTATTTCGGTAAATAGAGATTCCCTTATTTCCTTATGTTCCAGTGATTCGTTTTCTTCAAAGGAATTCTGCAACATATTCAATAACCATTTTGCTTCATACTCTTTAAGATCAAGTTCAATACGGGTTACTTGCTTCTTTCTTGCTATAGCCATGGTTTGTTACCGTAAAAGAAGTTTATTTTACTGGCACCACAATCGTGACAGTCCCACCAACCCACTGTTATAACAGCATCACTATCGGTGGTTATGTTCTCTACGTAGTGCTGCTTCCGTCTATGAATACCAATACGACATAAAAGAAAGAACCAGATTTTCTTTATGAATGATCGGCTTTCCACTCTTCCCATTTAATCCTCCTTATATGAATATTAAGCAGTTTCCGAATAGCATAGGCGTGTATATCCATTTGAATAAAAATAAATATAAATAAAAGGGAAGTAAACAATCCAGTTTCTTGGTAACAAGTATACACCATATAAAAAATAAATATCCATCTAAGAGCAAAAGAAATTGGGCTTTCCATTACTTCTTTGGTTTCGGTACCCATATATCCCCCGATTTTACATATTTAGATAACCCTGCAAAATTACCATTTACCTTTGACAATTCCACATCAATTTTGAAAGGGACGTTGATCCATTCAAATTCCTTCAGCACTCTCTTAGAACATACTTCATTCATCTCCGTCAATAAGTAATCACGTTCCTCTGGGTACCACTGAAACACCAAAGAATCATGAATCTGACCACAAAGGTATGACCGTAATTTCTCTTTCTTGATAAACTCCTGTATACGGTTGATAGACCACAGCAGGATATGAAACGCTGTTCCCTGTATGGGGTAATTGGTTGTCTGCTTTCTGTCCAGTAGACCATAAAATCTGAAACCTAAATACGTTTCCACGTAACCGTACTTAATATAGAAATCGTTTACTTCTTTCTTCCATGCAGTATAAACTTTAAACCGTTCATTCCACATTTTCTCTTCGGCTTTCTTGCAATGCTTGAGGAAATCGTCTACATTATGGATTCCCTTATTATGCATGTGTTCCACTAATGGAGTACCGTCCCGTAGAATAAACTTCTCTTTCTCGATAGCAGTTTCCCATAAAGTAGGACCACAACTTCCCCAGTAATCCCCATAGAACTGAGGGAATGTCCATTGATTCTTTATATAGAATCTGATCTTTCCATCTTCATCTAGGTTCTCTTTACGTACCTGCCAAATATCACAAGCATTATCCCTATGCATATCGGAACCTTCTACAGTCAGGTATGCAATAAAGTTTGGATCTTTATGATACGCTGCCGATGTACAAACCTCAACTCCCGAAAAGTCAATCTCACCAATACCACAGTCAGGTTCAGTTACAATACCAGTTCTTGTTATCTTCTTAGCATAATCATCCCGCTTCGGAATGTTCTGGAAATTCGGTTGGTTGGAACTTGACCTAAAACTTCGGGCAATAGTCAGATTAAAAAATGGATGAATCTTTCCATTAACCTCTTCTCTTGCAAACTGGGACAGGTATGTATCCCGTACCTTCAATAACTTTCTCAGTGACAGGATATTTTCACATATGGGCAAACCAATATCTTTCAATGCCTTTTCATCTAAAGAGATATTGCCACCATCGGTAGTTCCCAGTTTCTTAGCATCTAGTTTCATCACTTCAAAGAACAGTCTCTTCAAATCGGCTGGCTTTGAATGCTCAAATTTCTTTCGATACAGATTGGTAAACTTCTTTACATACGGTTCATTGGCTATCTTTTCTTCTAAATCCTGGATCTTACCAGTTACTTCTGCTTCTGCCTTTACATAATATTCCGCATTTATTGGAATACCATTCTCTTGCATAGTGCATAAAGTTCTGGCACTTTCTGTAAACAGGATACGAGGGTAATGTTTTTTCTTAGAATCAAGTTGCCGATATTCTTCGTCCTCGGCATCGCTTAGTTTAAGGGTAAGATAGGCATCAGCACCTACATAGAGTAATTGATCGTACAGGGGCATTTCCCGCATTCTGTTGAGTTCCTTTGCCCCCTGCCTGTCTGCTTCAATATACTTGTCGGCTTTTTTATCGTAATCTCTGATACCCCATTTAAGGAAACAAAGTTCCTTCAATCCTTTGGCCCCTGTTCTGTGATCAAGAAGATGTTGATTTATATTGGTACATTGTAACCATCCATTAACGTGACAGCCAAGAATAGTTTCTAACCACATTGTGTCAAACTGTAACTTGTGGGCAATCTTTTTTATATCTTCTCTTTCCAGATATTCCACAAGTAATTCAACAATATTGTCGTATGCTTGATCGGAAAAAGAAACCTCACTGTGATCAAGTGGAAAAGATATTGTTCCCTTTCTGGTAGATATACCAACAGAAGTAATACAGTGTTTTTCATACTGTGGTTTTAAACCAGTTCCTTCAATATCGATTGAGGAAACGAAATCAGAATCGGATAACAGGTCTTCCAATCCATTTATAATATCCTTGTACTCGATTAGGACTTTTACATTTTCAAATGGATTTACCTTTAACAATTCTTTCTTCTGTTTTATTTCGTTCATGACAAACTTAACCAGTCTGCCGAAATAAGCTTTCTGATTCTCTGTCTTCATCTTGCCTGGGTTCAGCATAGGCAAGACCCAGGCACCATATTCATGTACGGGAATAGCTCTCATAACCAGAGTTTCTAGTTGTGGAGTTTTCCTTCCTATCTTACCAAGAACCGCTTTCGTTGCAGCATTCCCAACAGTTAGAATATACTTCGGTTTCAGTTCCTTGATCTTGGCTATCAGATTCGGTTTACATTTCAGTATATGGTCATCTTTTATTTCCCCTTTACAGTAACAGGAAACAGCGGATGTTTTCCAGAAATTGTTCTCCAGGTTCACTCCTACACTGGAAAAGAATTCCTTCATGGTATCCATTGTTTCCCCTGAGAAACCAAACCCTTTACTGTCCTCTATAGCAGAAGGTTTACCAGTAATGATCAAAGCATTCAGTCTACCATTACCATAATGTTTTGAGAATGGTGATTTACAGATTGTGTGTAGACCACAGGAATCACAATCCTCACTGATGGCAGGCCCATCATTCCAGAAACTCTTTATCTTCATTAATTCACCTTGGGAAAGTCCCCATTAATTTTGTTCTCTTAACTTCCATGCTTCAATAAGATACTGGGCTTGCCACCTTGCATCATCAATAGCTCTATGATGGGTACCAGCAATCTCAGGCAATTCTACAACAGGGAGCATTGCCCGCATTGTTCTGTAACACCTATCGTTTTTAAAGTGCCACGGTAGAATCAATCCACCACGATCATAAGCCGATTTTAGAATTACATTATCGAAAACAGCACCGTTACCCCATAAGGCTACTTCCCCTGTAAAAGATGCAAGATATGTTTGGAAGGACACTAATGCCATTTGTATATGTTTCCCTTCCCGCTTAAACTCGGCTCTTGCTGTATCTGATTGTTGCATCCACCATAATACGGTAGAAACATCCATAACACCACCATGTCTAACAGAAGATTCCAGATCAACTACTTCATAGAACCCTTCTCCTATTTCACCAGTAGTAAGATCAAAGTTTACAGCACCAATAGCGGCAATAGCAGCATTGTTACCATTTCCCATAGTCTCAAGATCCAGCATTATATCAATCATATTTTCTCCATTAATTAAACATGCGATCAATTATTTCAATAAGATAGGCTGAATTTACAACCTCTGGATCTTTCTCTTTCAACTTACCAATAACTTCTAGAAAGTAAGCACAGTCTACACCAGTAAGCTGATCCTGCAATACTTCTATCTTGGTTAAATCCAGTTCCGATATCTGCATACAGATTTTCAGAATTTGCCCAGCATTAATGGTAAAGTTACGTTTAATAAACTTACGGACACGAAAGATAGAGCATATCGGATATTTGCTGCCAACATAAATCAATTCTCTGGAAAGCAAACAGGCTAATGCTTCTTTCTTCAGTTCCAGTTTATCGTCCCAACTTGTCCAGTAATTTGTACAATGCATGAAGTCGTAATACTTGTGGATTTCTTCAGGTTCCCCAAAGAAACGGAACACCATCTGAATCTTACCACTCAAAGTAATTGCATTTGTACTCAGGAAGACAGGCTTGTACTGGGTATCGGTATCTTCTGCCTGATCTTCAATCTTTTCCGATACCTCTTCAAACTTATCTTCAATTTCTCCTGGGTCCTGCATTACTTCTGATACATAATTGGAAGCATTCTGTTCTGGTGATCCTTCAAAATATTCATACGGTTTTTCTGTTCCATCTGCACTTGCAATACCAGCAGACTTAACCACAATCTTTACCCTGTCTTCAGTAGACTCTACATAGATTTTACATGGAATTCCTTCCCTGTTCTTAATGGAAAACAATCCAATGTAATACTCTGCAATCTCTTTTGCTGCTAACTGTGAACGGAAATATATATCGTAATCATTTACCTTTTCTCCCAACAGCATACTGGCTATGCAACCACCAGTTACTATTGTATTCTCTTCTGCAATCTTACGGATTCTTTCATTAGCAATAGACTTCAGCCAACTGTCAATCTTCTTTCGCAGCACTGTCTTAATGGTTTTTGTTTTCATGTTTCCTCTCCAGTTTACAGTCTTCGCAAAGTAAGTGTTCTGGTTGCATTCCAGGAAAAACTACTACTAAAATAACTTTTCCACATCTTCTGCACCATAACACTTCCGGTTCCACATACTTATCGTTTACATATACCATTTGTACCATCCTAAAAAGGGACGTCGGAACCTGTTCCAGTATATACTTCCTCTTTCACTTCCTTCCCTTCAGGCAGAACCATTACATGAGTAAAGTTCTTTGAAGAAAAGGATGCCATGTTACTGGTATAGTTTATACCGATAATATTCGTTTTCGATAATACACTGTTCAGCAACGTGGGACTGATAAGGAATGTTAGGTCAGTTTGGCTTTCGGGAAAAGGAATCTTTTTCTTTACCGAACAGCCCTGCTTATCCGTCTTACAGATAATTTCCTTACCTTTAATTTCCACTTCCATGAACTTGTAAATATCAGTCTCCCCTGAAGAGAGCTTCCCAAATTCACTTAGAATATTTGCTATCTGAATCGGTAATGCCACTTCCACTTCTGCCTTTGCTCTATCCATGATCTTAGGAACATCTGGAAAGGTTCCCTTGATAACCGATATAGAAAAGAAAACATCGTTTTCATCGATAAAATGTGCCCAGCCATTGTCAAGTACATAGTAGACAGGGGCAAAGGACAAGAGAGAATTTACTGAAGATACTGGTAAAAGCATCTCATCCATAACAGAATCCATTATATATTCTGAGCACCTGTAACCGTCAGTAGATTCCACAGCTTCCTCAACCACATGAATGCAGAAGGAATTATGGGAACAGGATACATCTTTACCAACACTGAAACGGCAATCGTTCAATGCCTGGATGAATTCTTTGGCTGCCTTCTTGTAATCGGTTTTGTTAAATTTACCAATGTCCAGAAACTTAATGGTTTTAACAACATTGTCTTCGTAAACATCGGTGGACAGTTCTGCTTCTACATCACTGGATTTAATCTTCAACAGATTTTTGTCCACCGTCAATGTTACTTCTTTGTCTTCTACCGTCTTCAGAATGTTTAACAAGTCTTCTGCTGGAACAGAACATTCCAGATCAAGATCAACAGGGTGGGAAATAAATATCTTACCGTTAAATGTTGAGATTGCACCACCATAGAACACTACGTGATCATACTGGGATACTACTGCTTTCCTCTCTACTGCAACCATGAGAAGATTGACTATCCGTACCAATTCCTTTGTCTCCATTTAATTCCTCCATGACAGTTATTATGTTTCGTGCATCCTTCTGGTAGAAGAAAGTTGCAAGTCTATTGTATCGATTATATAGGGAAATCATTTGCACCGCTAGTTTTTTCTCGGACTCTACAGTATTACTAAAGTGGAATCCACCTGCGAGATAAAGAATCAAAACTTCCCTCCTTTGTAACCGTTAAGCTTTAACAGAAGTATCTGTACCACATACACTGCTACCACTATCAGAAGTATTTTCATTAAAACATCCTTTTCATTTTAGGTTTATATGGCCAAGGCCAAGCGGGAATAGCCTTCTCCATCTGTAGGTAAAAATCTAAGTTAAAGTAATCTCGGATTGTACCATTAGAAACAACCCCAGGTTCAATTACCCGTTCAATCAATACCTTTTCTTTACCAGTAAACTTTTCCCCTTCCTGTAGTTCATACCCTTTCGGAACTGGAACAAGATCAATCTTGCCTACAGCAAACCCTCTGGAAACAATGTATTCATATATCCATTTTCTGACAGACGGAGCAACATTCCGTATATGCTTTCCTTCTACCTGTACAGTAGAAGACCTTTCCGTTATATAGATTGAATAAGGTGGTGACAGGTAGTCTGGTTCCCCGCCATGTTTCATTCTAGGAATAATAATAATTCCATATCTACCGTAATGTATACCACTGGCTGTGTCGGCCGAATTTCCAGTTACATATATTTTCTCTTTGCATTTAGTAAAAAATGCCCCTGACGGAACACGAACACACCACAGATTACCAGTGTATTTAACTTTTTCTTTTGTTACATTACCAATATAAATTCTATTAACAGAAGAAGAAGCCAATTTGGAATAACCATCTGTATAATTCATAGAAGTAGGTATTCCATACAACAAGCACATTATCCGTAGTATCTCTAAATTTTTTCTTTTATACCCCCTACTGACAGATATACCAAAACCGTCAGTTCGTACTAACCTTCCCCTGAAACCATCAGCAAGAATACTTTGCTCAATGAATAAATTAGTTTGCCCCTTGGTTAATTGAAGAGGAAGGAACTCTGGTAGTTCCTTATTAGGAGCAATACTCAGTAACCATTTACAAAGTTCCCCATACAGTTCAAAAGCTATTATACCATTACCACCAGTAGGTTTCATTTCACAATATTTTTCCCCACTCTTTATTAGAATATCCCGTATAATATCACATTTTTGTGGGTTTGCTTTTACTGATTGGTATAATACAATACTGGAACTTTTATAGTTTTTCCTTCCTTTTATGGTCCCATCTGTCCAAAACCAAGCTAAAGCGGAAACTTGTTCATCCGAATATATTTTTTTAGTGGGAAAAGTATACTCTCCTATTCTTGGAATAGTATCATTGGCTACAAATTCTTTTTCTGTTTTCCATTTATATTCTCCTTTTCTACTAAAAATATTCCATCTATGATTATCAGATGTAAATGAATCAAAGTTTCGATTAAACATCCTATTTATGGTAGCATTAATCACGGGAAATATAGGTATCTCTAGTATTTCCTCCCATTTTGATACTCCTTTATTGAAGCATAAAATCTCTGTACCGATAGTTAAATCTTTTAACGCTTTCCAACCAGATTTTGTCAATACTGTATGGTCCTCTTCTGTCATACAATACCACGGGTATTTAGAAATCAATAACGGACTAGCTAAACCTAAACCATGTACTTTGTTTGTGGGCATATATGTTGGTGCAGGGCAAATCTTTTCCCAGCATCTGTCAAGGAATCTTTCCCTTGACTGCTCTGATACTCCCCCTGCCATTCCGCCTAATGCAAAGTATCGGTAATCGCTTATGCACCTGTCTAGGTATCTTTCTTCGTCTTCTACGTGAAATACTGGTAATGGGCTAAACCCGCTCTTCTCCATTATCTCCTGATTTTTCCAAGAACCTTCAGCACTACCGATAACATCAAGGTTGAAATATAATTTTACTTTGTTCTCACGGATAAAATCCATGTACTTGTAAACATCTACTTCAGTGCCTTTCTGGTCCGCCGAAAATGCGCCACTATCTAGCACCATATTGATATTACTCATTTTATTTTAACCATAGTTTTTACATATTGATAAGCGGAGCTGTTTTTATCCCATTTGGCAAAACCACAACTTTGTTCTGCTGCAAAACGGATAAAAACAGCTTCTGTAAAATCATTATGGTACCCAAGAGATTGCCGTTTACTATTAAGAGTTATAAACATTCTCCATTTTTCCCTACCTTTATCCCAACATACCCCGCGTACACCTGATTTATTATCCTCCCTAATTTTTGAATTAATACTATTGCCCGATTTTGTAGTATCCCTTAAATTTTCTATTCGGTTATTATAAGTATCTCTATCAATATGATCTATTATTCCTAATGGGTATTTTCCAGTATGCATTACCCATACTATTACACTTATATAGTACAATCTATAATTTACTCTGACTTGTAAATATTTATTCTTGTCAGGGTAACCAACTTTATCCCCTTGCCTTGCTCTAGCAGAAGTAGTTTTCTTTCTAAACAATTCACCATCTACATATTGAAATTTTTCAATAAATTCTTTTTGCGTTAATAGTATTCTACTCATGTCTATTTATTGGGGAACCATAAAAGTTATTAGCGGGCTTTATTGCTGTTATTTTTACATGCCAATTATCAATTTCAGTAAATCCCATATTTATAAACCCTTCATTATGAAGCCATCTGTATGCGGACTTTTTTGTCCAAATAGATTGGTGTCCTCTAGCAAATCCTATGTCATCCATAGATGGGTCCAAAAATTCATTGGTAACATTCCGCATTCCATCTACGTAAATCAAACCAGAATCATTTTCTTCTAATTCAACCAAGCTCTTTGCTAATTTATAAAAATTAGGAACAATTATTTCCAGTCCCCCATCCTCTGCCAAAGAGTGGTAAAAACTAAATAAAATATTAGGAATTAAATCTTGGTGAATGTGTTCCAAGCACATTTCCGCTAATATTGTATTAAAATGATTCCTGGGAAAATCATGCGGTGATTTCACAAAACCTTCTGATACCCATGTACCATCAAGAGCCACATCTAGTAAATGTTTTTCAATATGAATATCCACATTCCAAAAACAAGGCAAAATATTAGTGCCACAACCAAAGTTTAATTTAGTTGGGCATTTTCCATTTCTAATTATATTTACCAGCATTTTACTTCTCCCACTGTTCAATGTTTATTGCCTTGTCACAGATATATAAGTCAAAGAATGGTTTACCAAACTTTAATTCATGATACTTTACTGCATGAACATCCATCCAGAATTCTGTTGCTTTCCTGTCAATAGATAACCGTGAAGTCCAAAACACCACATGCACTACCCCAGAATCATACAGGGTATTTATCTTATCGATAACTTCCAATCGTGGGGTTCTCTTAAGATAATCCCACCCTTCAGTTTCAACAGTAATAGTACCGTCAATATCAAAGAAATAAACTTGCTTGTCTCTCGGTGTGTTGTACAGTTTTCCTCTGTCCATTTAACCACTCCACATAATTAAGAATACTTTCGTTTCTTTCTGAAATGTAAACCCCTTCCAATGCTCTATTGGTGTAATACTGTACCAGTTTATTGAATTCAAATGGACGCTTTATACCGTTAGCAAATAAAGCACAGTTCTTTCGGAAACATGCTTCACATGCCAAACACTCTATCCCTTTAGCAGAGTAGCAAGAACAGGTACATTTCAGAAGGTATTCAGCATGACCATTATTGGCAAGAAACCATCTAATAATATCTTCCTTCATCATATTCCAGAAAGGGGATAATACCTGTACTGGCTTCTTGCCAATAGCAGTTAGGCAATCTGACATTACAGCAAAGGCCATTTCATTCTTGTCTTCCACCATATCATCTTTCAGACCTGCCATATATACAGTGTCCCCGTACTGTGATGCCCTTGAAGCAAACAGCAAATTTCTATGTGGAATGTAGATACTGGTTTCTGGAAACTCCAGGGAGTGATCCTCAATGAACGGTATTCCCAGATTCATTAATGCTCTCTTCTCTTTTGCAGCATATGGAACACCAGTATTGAAATACACTGCTGTGGGTTTGTTCAGGTAGTACCAAGCAATAACGGAGTCAACTCCACCAGAAATACATAAGACTTCTTTAGTCATTTCATACCCCATGAATGTAATCAGAAAGTTTACCATGCCCTGCTTTGATAAAGTGGGCATCGATATGAGTGTTCCAAGCACAGTGGCATTCCTTCTTCTGTATCTCTTCCCTGAATACTGGTATGCATTTAGGCCACCAAGTATCCAAATTATGATGGAATTTAAACTCTCTGGTAATATGGAAATCGTCACACGGTAAAACGGTACCGTCACAGTCAATAGTCAACCATGATGGGAATTCATTATGTCTGGCACAACACCAGTTATAAATACCAGATGTATTACCGTACATATACTGAAGCATTTTCACAAAGTTATCAGAGTTATGGACAAGGAACCCATTCTTACTCATATCAGTAACCAGTTCCAATACTTCAAACAGTTTGTCCAGTTGATCAGGTTTGAACATCAAGTTACCAGCTTTACCTTTGCACTTCGATCCAGGCTGTCCACGATCTTCATGAATCAGATCATAGAAAGTCCATATCCCAAGATCACTCATCTGTTGAACCATTGCGGGTAACAGGTGAAAGTTTCTTGCTGTCAAAGTGGTGATAGCTGCTGCATCCCGTATATCGGTAAAGGTTTTCCAGTACTTCAAAGATTTTAAAGCAGCATCTCTTTTCTTTGCGGAACTCATATCGTATGCCAGAATGTCATAGGACATGGACAGACTTTTACCACCTGCCTTATGCAGTTCCTTCAACTTGTTATGAAAATCTGGAATACGTGTACCAGAAGTAATTACCGTAGTATGGATACCAATAGATTCAGCGTAGGGCAAAACTACTTTCAGTTTATTAAACTCAAGGAATGGTTCCGCTCCATAGAATGCAGAAAAAGAACATCCCAATTCCTTCAGATTATCAAAGCCAGCTTTCCATTCTTCTATGGTAAGAGAATTACTTTGCCCAGTCACCATAGCGCAATGCTTACAACCAAGATTACACTTTCTGCTGAACAGTATTTCGGCTTTCACCAAGTTCATTTGCATCAATCCTTTTTAAGAAGAAAAGAACGAATATCGGCTACCCAATCATTCATATAATAATCTTCAGGTATCCAAGGAGATTCAGTTACTGCTTGTTTAATTGATTCCCAAGCTTCTTTTTCTACATCAATAAAAATTGTACCACTTTTTAATTCCTCCCCTTCCAGTATAACATCTAAAACCTTCTGGGCATATGGTTCATTCCAGTTACAGACAATATACTCATTATGTGGTGGTTTTAGTTTGTGCAGTCTCCGTACTTTTATTTCATACACCAGTTTGTCCAGCGTTGATCTTTCTTCTTCAGAAAGAAACTCGGTAACGTCATCCCTCTTTATGACAATATGGGTATTCCGTTTTACCTCTGCCATATTCAATCACCTTTTACAGTATCAAAATGATATATAAAACGGTCAACTTGCTCCAGCGGAAAAACAACTATATCATCCCCTTCCCAAAAACTTATTAATGTTTCGTGTTCACCAGTAGGGGCCATAGTACAGTCTTTTCTTTCAAAGAAATCACCATTTTTTAGATAAACACTTACTGTAATACTCTCTGAATCTTCTGGTACCCGAATCATAGTCAAACTCCTTTAGCCATAAGATGGAAAAACTCTTCCCTTGTTTCAGTATTGGTTTTAAATGCACCACGCATTTCAGAAGTTTTGAATCTGGCATTTCTCTGCTGGATACCACGTATCCTCATACAATCATGATACCCAATAATCAGGATAGCTACACCAGCAGGTTTAATATATTTCTCAATCGTATCAGCAATGGTTCTGGTCAATTCCTCCTGCAACATTGCCCGTTTACAGTACAGTTCAACAACCCTTGCCAGTTTAGAAGCACCAATTACCATTCCCTCTGAAGGAATGTAACCAATAATAACTTCATACTTGATAGGTAAAAGATGATGCGGGCAGAAGGAAGTGAACTCTAAACCATCACAGAATATTAAACCATCATACTGAGTAGGGAAACTGGTCTTCATTACTTCAGCCACTTCTAGTTCAATAACTTTGGGATTTTTGAACAGAAATGAGAAAGCTTTTGCAAATCGGTTAGGGGTTTCTTTAAAATTTGGATCATCTAAATCTTCACCAACAGCTTCGATTATATTAGCTGCGGACATTTTAAGTCTGGAATGATCAGGCATCTGGTTACCTTTGGTAAAGTTTAAACAATGGAACCGGTAACTAATGTACCGGTTCCATTGTATCAGACTGACTTCATTTACTGCTACTCTTTTGCGGCTTCAGCAGCGGGAGGCACCCACTTCTCTTCCTTCACCTTGTACTTGGTCTTCATCGGGTCTTCCTTGTTCTCGGTAATAACCAGAGTAAGACCAAGGTCTTTAACAAGATGGGCACTATGCCCTTTTACACGGATCATAGGAACATCACATCCAGCCATAATCTCTTCCATCGTACCACCTGCAAAGAGCATGTCATCAAGCTTACCAGATTTAGCCCCCTGAAGATGATTGTACCGGCTGCGGGCTGCACCATCATGCGGTCCCTTACGCTCTCTCTTTTCCTTGGGCTCTTTCGGTGCTTTTACCTTCTTCTCTTTGGGCTCCTTGGCTTTCTTCTCCTTCGGTGCCTTCTGAGCTACGGCCAACTCTTCCGGGGCAGGCAGGGAATTATATACTTCCACCATTGAATCAGTGAGAAGTTTCTCATCAATGTCATTCACGGCATTACAGGCTTTGATAAACTGGAGAGCCATATCATTGACATTGATTCCAACTGTCCTGATTTTGGCAACCCCTTCTACTGCCAGGTCGTTCAACTCTTTGACTGCTTTCTTCAGATTGGCGGCATTGACTTTCTTTACCTCGTTAACTTCACCCATTTTACTTCTCCTTTTTTGGTTGTACTTCTTTCTTGTCCACATTCCAGTACGCTGTTTTACAATGAGGGCATTGCCTTACATCTGCCTTTCTGGGAATCCATTTCCAACCACATTTTTTACACTTCAATGTTTTAGTTTCAGACAACGGGAACCACCTCCTATGCTATTCCTAAAAGTTTATGTATCTGTACGTTTACAATAATGGGCCATTTGTTGTCAAGTACCAAATCACAGACTTCCTTATAAAGTTGGTTATCTGTACAGGATACTGCCAGTCGTGCTTTACAGCTTGTTGAAAACTCGGCAATAAACTGTTCTAATTCGTTTACGTCATCTTGGTCGGTAACCAATATCTTGATGAAATCTTTATTGGTTAGAATATCCCAATTATCTTTCCTCATCTGGTCTTCATACTTGAACTTGTAATCGACAACAAATGTGGCATATTCAAATAAATCTGGATCTATGGCTATTGATCCGTTTGTTTCAATCTGCACTACTCTGTTTACGTTATATTTTGTGGCAAGTAATTCAAATGCTTTTAAAATAGCTTGGGAATGTAACAGTGGCTCACCACCAGTAAGCAGAATAGGAAATGCTGAGTTATACATCAACTCTGCCAGTACTCGGTGGTCTACAGATAAACCATGTTCAAAGTCTTGTGTACCTTTAGCATCGCACCAAGGACATGGGAGATTGCAACCTTGGATACGTATTAAAAGCACCGGAGAACCTTGGACTATGTGGCCCACTTCACCACTAAATGTGTATTGTACTTCCCTTAACAGGATTGGCATAATATCCCTCTGGTTAAATTTAATGTCTTTCTTTAATATCCATGAATTTGCCAACTTCCACGGTGCCGTAATATCTCCTTCGCTTATAAAATAAGGATATGGTTTAATTTCTGGAATAAATGCTTGCCATGTATTTCCCCAAGAATCTACCATACTTTTACCATCCCAGTAAGTAGCGTGGTGTCCTATTTTTTCATTTGCCATTTTCATCACCACTAGGTAGGCAATACCCTGAAATGTTCCATCCTGGGTGATCTTGTGAAATCTTAGCCCGTATCATTTTGTGGGTTTCATCTTCTCCCAATCCCCCTCTATTACCATTTTACCGTTTCTGTGGATAACCCCTTTCTTCTCTTTACGGTTAATACCATAGTTTATATTTAACTCATTCATAGTATTCTGCATAGCCAGTATCCGTTTCATGTATTCTTACTTTTAAAGTGAAACCATTGGGAACACATTCTTTTACCCGATCGTAAATATCTTTGCACATATTCTCGGCAGTAGGGTTAAACGGAACAACAACAAAGGAGTCATGGAATGTTCCCAGTAACTCAATGCCTTTATATGAATCACTTGATACCAAACATCTATGATCCCAACAGTCTATCATGTAACCAATGTTATTTTTCATCAACTTGAAATCAACTACCATACCGTCAGCATTCAACTCTTCAGTAGAAATAAATATTTCCACACGATAGCTGTGGCCGTGGATTCTTTGGCACTCTTTAGAGAATGACCGTGACAGTATGTGGGCTCCTTCCAACTTAAACACTTTTCGTATTGTGTACATCATTCCTCCGAATTTTATTTACCAAAATCCATAAAAGCAGATACAACAAAGGTGGGAGTAAATAATCCCATACCGTACAGTATCTCTGCCTTATAACTTGATTCAAAATCGCATTGGCTAAATTTGTGCAGGTTCTGTGCCCAACATCCAGCTAGAAATAGGGATACCAGTAGCATTCCTATTAAGTACCAATTAAATGTATTCCGTAACCCTGCCATAAACCCCTCCTGTAATTGGATTGAACTACTCTTACCTATAAGTTTACTAATACGTTTACCTATTGTCAATAAAATTTATTCAACTATCCCAACTATTGCCGTTCATTTTACATTTTACAGCAATCAAGACAGGCAATGTACCGAGAGAAGTCGTTCAGCACTCGGACATCACGTCCAGGTATCTTTGCATTACGAAAGTAAAAAGCCCTTAACCTTTGGGTATTCCATTCGTACTCGTCAAAGTCCCCACCTTTATACTGGTTAATAGTGACGACACCAGAACATACCATAAACTTACTTGCATCTTCCCCTACATCGGAAGTCTCTATCCATTCCTTACCCCAGCCACCCCTGTTCGTCTGACTAGCAGTCCAAACAAGGTATCCCTGCTTTGCAAGAGTGGCTAATTCCAACCATACACTGCCTATCTCATGCCTCTTCTCATTATACCGGGAACTTGCAGCAATATTGTCCGCTTGATCAATTATTATCACATCTGGAATAAATCCTTCTGATAACCGTAACCGTAACAGTTGGTTCTTTACATCTTCTGAAGTTACATGACCAGATCCACCAGGAAACATTTTGATGTTGTCACCGAATTGTCTGAGCCATGTAATCTGTTCCTTCTTCAAGGAGTTGATGGAATTAATTACACCGATCTTTGCTTCCATTTTCCATACTACAGGACTAAATTCTGGATGCCCTTTACAGAAACAGCATGGGGCCCATGCTTCTGGCACATACTTTTCAAAGTTTTCAAAGTCATCATTATCTGGACAGTCTTCCATTGCACAACTTCTGTCCCTGTTATGCTCACAATCGAATACGGATAATTCTACATCTTTGGTATCACTGTCATGTCTTGGATCTATTTCCTTACCAGATATACCAGAAATTAACCTGCCAATATATTCTGTTTCTGTCAACTCAAACTGCCATATAGCCACTTTCAAACCTGCTTCTGCAAAGCATACAGCAAGGTAAGCTAACCACTGAGACTTTCCTGATTTTGTTCCACCAAGAAATGTATACAGTTTGTTTGACATTTGTGGTGGAAGCACTGAGTCCAGATCGTTCTTGAATCTATACAGCAATCTGTCGGCAGTCATCACTGCTTCAGCCATAGACGTATCAAATGGACTGATCGAAGAAATTATATGCCGTTTTGGATCTTTGTACCAATCATCAATCTCTTTTAAAGCTTCTTCCGTTTTACCACGAGCAGTCAACCCTGATATCTTATCCACTAAGGTTTCTACCGCTCTAATCTCAAAATAACCATCAGTAGTATCCTTCAATACCTCGAAAGATATTTCCCTGTCACCATATTTCTTTGCTATGTTCTTCAGCAATCTACCAACAATAAAGGCATCGTCTTCTGGTAGATCATCAACAGCCGATTCATAAAGCTCCCGCATACTGGCACCGGGAGACCGTTTATGATTGTTGAAAAACTCCAATATTAATTTTGCAATAAATTTACACTGTTCACTTCGGAAGTACCGTAACTGTAACCTCTCTGCAACGTAGGAAAGATAGGAGTTACTGGATATCATTCCAGCCACTATCAATTCCTCTGTAACATTATCCACTTCCTCTACTCGTACCAGTCCCATTACTTGCCCTCTTTATTGCAAGTACATTGTAATGAGAACAAGTAATCCTCATGGATTATTCCATCGAATTTAGCAGGGGTTCCACAAATAGGGCAATTAAAAACTACCCCTTCTTTTATCTTTTTCATAAGCTGATCGGCCTCTTCCACTTGTATAAACCACTTATCTGTTTTCTGTTCTTTTAAAGCAAGTGCCATAGCTTTTACCTCCGCTTCATGGAAGTCAATTCCTTCTAAAATCCATTCCTTTCCCTTTCTAAATAATTTGTCAGCGCCAGGTTTTCTTTCTATCTCTTCAAAATTGGGTTTGTTCAGCTTCATCCTTCCAATAAATGTACCAAATCTTTCTCCTATGGTTAAATCTTTTGCTTCTGCTCTGCTCTCCTGTTCTGTATCCTTTTCCCCTTCAGGAATAGCGGAGATTCCCTCGGGATTTAACGGCTTAGGGGTAGTCTTATCACTCATACCTGTTACCTCGAAAATTGAAATTAGGGGCATTCCCGTTAAAAAAGAAGAAAACACCCTATTTAGCACATCAATCTTTACTTGTGCCTTTATTGAAATACCTATTTGACAAAATACCCATAGCCTCTATAGTTGGTATCGTTTTTCGTTCTACACACCAACCATGGAAAACATTCCCCTCAACGTCCACTATTGCCTCTATACCATTTAATACTTTTCTGCCGCACAGATAACAAATATCTAAGGGTTTTGTTTCACCAAATGAAAGTATAAACTCACTACTGCTATTTCCCACAATGATGCTGTTAATAGCTAGTCGTATATAAGGAAGTGTATTTTTTGGTAAAGATGTAATAGGTACCCAAACTAACTCAGAACACTTATGGGGTTCTGAGTTAGTTATATTTCCTTCCCAGTCTTCTACAAGGAAGAACCAATCACATCTACTAGATGTAGCATTTTCTGAAACCCTATACATTATGTGGGCAAACCGAAATACAGTAAGTCTCACACCGATCTCTTCGGCTATTTCCCTTACCAGACAGTCAGATGGGGCTTCCCCAGGTTCAACGTGACCAGCAGGTAATGAGTAACAACCGTCTCCATATCCAGTGTTGTACCGCTTTAACAGTAGTACCTTACCCATATTTACAAAAACCGCATAGGCAGCTGGTACTGAATAGTTTCTATTCACTGTATAGTCTAAAACATCCATCACAATCTCCACTTAAAAGATATTAATTACCTGTTCAAGTTCCATAGTCTATAGCCACTATTTTGCCATTTAGTTTTCCAAAACTGTTTCTTTTTCTCTCTACTAGAATTATATAATCCTTTCCAGGAGGAAAGGTTCCCGATGTTTCTTTTATTATTTCCCATTCTTTATCAGAAATAGGATTGGTCTTAACCATTACAACTAAAAATCCCAAAGGTAAATTAAATGCTACAGGACAAAGCTCAATCCACTTTGTTAAATAAAACTCAACCTCCTGCATGTTGGCTAGTAAACCAGTAAGAAATGTTTTCCATGACCACATTCTTGGTATTTTGAACGCATATTTACCACCTACTATCACAGTTCTAGTTGATCCATGGAATATATGTAACATTATTATTTACCGTATGGGGTATGTTCTTACAACAAGAACTGTGGCTTTTCCATGTGGAAATTCTATGTTGTAATTCCATTTATCTTCACCAAGGTACTTTACCAGACTAATACTCTTAGCAGATTTAAAAGCTTTCTTAGTGGCTTCGTATTCGTTAAAAGCTTCATAGGTTATTCCATCTATATCGTATATGTTCATGGCCATACCCCCGTTAAAATATGATTTTCCCTGTAGTACGATCATAGTCATAGCGGGACACCATTCCTTTAAAGAACTTTGTATCCATATACACGGGCTGGTGTCCTTTCTCCTTTATCCAAAGATTCTGTCGCAAAATACTCTTGACAATGTTGGCGGGAAAGTATTCATTCATTGCAGGTATCCAATTTTTATTTACCTTTCTCCTTTCGGCAAATGTCTGTTCACTGAGATTACTTATAGCTACAAAGGCTTTCTGATTCTCTGGTGTATCTTTAAACTTACCAATTAATTGTTCCCAAAATGTCTTAATCTTAACGGTATTCTTCGGGTTTACATCTACTGCTGCCGTTTTGTAGTCTCCCAAACAGTAATTGAAAATGAAAGCGGGTAATTCTAACCGTTCACTTCCCTCAAGGAATATAGGCAGTGCCAATGCTTTACCGTTTTTCTTAGGCAATAAACCGGGATCATTCAAGCATAAACAAATTTCATCAACAAAATATTTCCAATCTTCCAGTGTCTGTCTTCCCCCTTTCCATAAAGACTGATCGAAATTTTTTGGCAATAAAGCATGTTTAATCAGTTTACCAGAGAAAAACATTTTTACTAACTGGACACAATGCAGCAAAGTTTTTGACGGGCTATCTTCATTTATGGTATGTGTAACCAGTTCCTCCTTACTGTTCCAGTATTCCAGTGCGTGTTTAATATTTGCCGCTATTTCAATAGATTCTACATTCTTTTTGGTTTCCCTATATTTTCCGTTTGAATCTACAAAAGATGGTCTTATTATCTTTTTAACAAGCAATGGTTTTTCTTTCTCTTCTGGTTCTTGAGCAATATCTTTTCGGATAAACTTTTGCTTATCAGTTGGTTTTTCTAAACTGGATTCATTAATATTTATATTAATGGGTTTTATAGTAGGAGAATAAATAGTAGTAGGAGAATTGTATATACGGACCGTACCCCCCTCCCCCCCTACGGACCGTACCCCCCCTCCCTCTGCATTTACCAATGTATCCACTTTAACTGTGAAAAAATATTTATTGTATTTTTTGCTGTACTCATACTCAGAAATTAAACCCATTCTTTTTAACAATTCCCTTCCACCTTGCAGACTTCTGACAGACAAGCACGTTACTTCCATTGTCCAATTTTTTGTACAATATATTGTATGAGTATCTTGCTTTAGTGCCAGATCATAATAAAAACTGTACAATATGTAAGCATCCTTCCAATACTTTTCCTGATCCTTACCTTGTTTAAAAAAATCATATAAGGTAGAACCAAAGATTGCTAATGGTTGCGATTTATATTCCATAACCATTGCCTTTCTCCTAATAAAATTTGAGGGTATCCAATATATTTACTACGTGATCTAACTCTTCTTTACTAATTTTAAAAGTGGTGCAAAGTATTTCATCATTCCATGCTACACGTTTAAATTTCCATGAGCGGCATTGCAAATATATTAACAGCGCTGTTAATGCCAAATCATCTCCTTCTTGATACATTTGTACTATTGTGTCAACGGATTCCTGTGGAACCATAATAGGGATAGCCCATGGATTACTGATTCCTACCATGACCTCTTCTTTTTCCAGTTCTTCTGGAACTTCTTTCTTGATCAGCTTTGCCATTTTGTTCTCCTTAAATAAAAATAGCCACAATGAAAAGTACCGGTATAGGCGAACCGGTACTTCCCACGTGGCTATGGGGTCGCAACATGATTTGCCTATTTTAAATATCCAGTTTACCTTACCAACCTGTTATTCTTTTGTTAAGAAGTGACCAGTTTCCTAACATGCTGCATACCTAGAGAGCATACAAACAAAGTAAACACATTGCAAGAAAAAATTCTCATAATTTTTCTAAGAATTTCATCTGCTTCTTCCACTGTCTCTGTTGATTGGTTTGTTGTTTATCTTCCCCAACTTTGCATAAAAGCAATATGAAAATGCCAACTAAAAATATAGTTAAGATCATTTCTCTCCTATCAGTAACTTTACCCGTGCCCAAGTCATATCATCTATGTAACTGGTTGCTTCAACTTGGTGATATAATTCTTCCAGAAGCTCTTTGCAATTAAGTAAATGCTGTAACTGGAAGAATTATATCACCAATATCTACTATTGATTTAATACCCATTTTATTCTCCATCTTTTCTATAAGATCGGCAGCCTCTAACCGGACAAGCCTAACCTCGTCTTCACTGTGGCCATAAGGGCTACGAAGTATATGCAAAATATCCCATGTAGTCATATCATTTCTCCTGATACCCATTATCTGACAAGAATTGCTCTACTTCCTTCCAAGGAACACTGCATCTGTGGTAACTGTTTATGGTACCACCACATATACATACTTCATCAGGTCTATTGGGCCAGGGTTTCAGAAAATCTTCAATGTAATAGGATTCATACCCAGTGGGCCCACCAATAAATCTCAGTATAGGTTTATCATTTTTATCCACTATTTCCATTTGTATTTCTTTACTATAATTATAGAATTCACGATCAACAAATGTCTTACCGTTCCACCTACCTGTCTCTCTTGTGAAACTTGCCATAATTGGTTTACTCATTTTACTGGCTCCTTATCTTCCAACTGTTTCTGTAAATCCAGTATCTTTTGCATCATATAGTATACCAAATTATCCCCTGTTAAATCTCTCCAGGATTCACCGTGACGCAAAGCTTCCATAGTATGGTTGTCGTACTGGATCACTGTATATTTACCTCCGGCTAGCTCGATTTTCTCGCTCATATTACCTCCGTGATACATAGAATTTATGTGCTCCAAATGTACCTATCTGGTGCATCCCTTTAGTCCAATAAGGTTTTACTTTTCTCTCATGATAGTGTGTGGCTCCTTGGGTGAAATCATAACCAGTAGCCGCAACCCGTACACTTTTAAGACATTTCAGAAAAGCGTTTAAATCATCTGGCCAATACTCATCTTTGGTTTTCTGAAACGTCCAACTGAACTGCCTGTCTTTAAGAACTGTTTGCTTGATTGTTCTGCCATCTTTATTAGCCCTGTTCAAAGTTACATGAGCCACCGCAATCTGATTGAACTGATCTTCTGATCGGGCTTCATGGTAAACATTGAGGGTTAACCATAAGATGGCTTCAAGCCCGCCAATCATTTACTCTACCTCAGTAGGTTCTATTGGTAGTTCATTACAAACCACCATTGCATTCAATTTTGCGGTGGCAATATATTCTACATCTGTCCCATCTAAACATTTATGATGGAACCGATACTTCTGTGCAACAATTTTGTCTGGTGCTTTTATTTTGGGAAAGTTATAGTGGGCTAATACACCAGCAGCAAACGATACCCAAATTATTAATACTACTGTCATCCAATGAAACACTAAATGCTTTGTTACAATCCAGTCTTTCCACTTTTCCATTATACCTCCCCTATAAGTTGGTATTTCACTTTTAACGCCACGTCCTGTTCCATTACACCAGGATCATCCTCTTCGATAAAAGCCCTTCTGACAACAGGGATAACAGAAGCCAAAGCATGTGCCAATTCTTTTGCCCTCTTCTCTGCACCACGATCAAACAATACCGTAGCTTCTTCAATATCTTTTTCCGCCAAACTTCTTATCTGATGTGGTGTAAATGTTATCCCAAGAAATGCACCTACTTTTGCACCAAATCTCCATACATCTGTAATTCCTTCCACAATTATAATCTTCCCTTTCAAGGTATCATAATTGTAGATACAGCTTCTGGGTTCCCGTATCGATGCCACTACAGGGGAATTCATATACTTTGGATCTTTCTCCCCAGTGTAATCTCTAGCAACATAACATTGCATCTGCCGATTCATATATACAGGACACAATATCCGTTCTGAAAAGTCCCACTCTCTGTCTTCAATGTATAGAGTAGAATACTGATCGGTGCAACGGATCTTGTACTGCTGAATCAGAAAGTCTGGGTTATATTTTCTGCCAATCAAATACTGTTTTGCCGATTTGGTTAATTTTTCTCTGATACCATCAGGTAAAATAACCTGTTGCCCTGGTTTATCCGATTCTGGAATCCAATCCACAACATCTGAACTGAACTTATGCAGTATCTGGTAAGCTTCTTTCCAACTTACTTCTGCAACATTGGCTATGATACTGACAGCATTTCCACCATCACCACATATCCAACAACTACCATTATTAGAAGAAAGCTTTACCCCAAAGTGAAACCCGCCACCAGAACAGAAAGGACAAGTTTCAATACCTATCCAACCATTTGCAATGTTCTTTCCTGACGTTCTATATGATATACCATATTCATCCAAGAATCCGATAATGTTGAAACTGCTATAGTCTGTCTTGGTTTTCTTTAGCATAAAGCTTTTTCCGTAAAGGTTCCTTTATGTAATGACTATCATCTTGTTCCAGAATTGGTTTCCAACCTTGTCCCTCATAAATCTCCCATCTTATAACACTTTGTCTATGAAGAATGTGGGCTCCTTGTGCTGGTTTCAATATGTTTCTGGGAATATTAGCAATATCCATAAACTCAATAATCTTTACTGTATTCTTATTCTCTGTTTTCCGCAACCCTCTACCAATTTTCTGTAAGGTTTCTCTTTCAGAGATGCCACCAGCAGCATTGATGACCATAGACAGTGACGGAATATCCACACCCTCTACCCAAGCAATGGTAGCAATGACACAACCAATATCACCGTTCTTTAATTCTTCCTTTATGATTGACCGCTGTTCCTTAGACACTGATCCTTGAACAATCTCAACGGGCATGTCCATAAATTCAATAATAGCATGTATGTGGGCGATCCTGCTGACAAGGATCAAAACTGTACCACCATTTTTCACTTCCCGTTCAGCTTCAAAGACAATCTTAGCATTTCTTGTCCAGTTATCCACTATACCATTAGTATAAATCTTACTGTAAGAAGTATCCTTACGAATGTTCCGAACTGTTTCTGGTACAGGAACTATCCGAAATATAATCTCAGGAGTAGCAAGGAATCCAAGGTCTTGCCCTTCTGCCATTGTCAACTCACCAATTACAGGACCGATCAATCCTTCTAAAGCAAATCTTGCTTCCACTCTATCAGATAAGGTAGCAGTGAATGCGAACCGCCAAGGACATTTCGTATAAGTCAGAGCATCGTAGTACCATCCTCTATTTGGATTACCAACATGATGCCCTTCATCAACTATTACCACATCCCAATGATTTTTCCAGTCTTTAGCAACTTTAGAATAACTCTGTACTGTAGAAACCGTTATCCTGCACATTGGCTTTCCTCTGGAATATATACCAGTACCATCAAATCCACATTCTTTTAATCCATCATGTAACTGTTTCACAAGATCAAGGGAGTGAACCAGTATCAGAACATTCTCTTTAGGGAAACAAGATATAACCCCATAGAGGATGATACTTTTGCCACTACCTGTGGGCGAAATGATAACACCGTATCCCCGTTCAATAGCAACATTAATCAGGTTCAGTTGATATTCACGGAATTGGATTGTTTCTAGGTGGGGACTACTGAATCTCAGTTCGGGTATGTCTGATACGTATTCATACTCTATGTCGTTTTTATGGAGGTAGTCAATGCATCGGTCAACCAATCCCGAAAGGAAAAAGTAGTCACCATAATTCCGTCCTTCAATCAGGTACCGTTTATATATTTTCTTCTTCTTCCCGAATTGTTTCTTTTCCCATACCTCGTACTCGTATGAAAGCAGGTTCCGTAAAGTGTCTGCCGCCTTTCGATTGCACCAAGTGAAAATAGGATCGTATGTGTGTAGTTTACAAATATCCGCCATGGTATAACTCTCTCTTTATGAGATTGAGAATCAGTTCTGGAATGTCTTCATATTCCAGTAATGTTCCATTTACTTCTGATTCAATAACTCTATTAAAAATTCCATTATTTTCTGCATTAATAAAAAGTCCCTGTTTATACGGTGGGATACCAGGTAGCATAGGGAAAACTACAACGTATCGGTACTTACCAAGTCTTTTGTAATATACTCTTGAATGGCGTTTAACCAATAACTTCACTCGTTCATCTTCTGAGGGAATAACTTTCTTCTGTAATCTGCTCATATTGGATTCTCGCGGAGATTGCATCGGGATTTTGTTTTCTGCCTATCATGCTTACCTGACTATTGACTGACAGGAAAACAAAATCCCGATAGGTTCCAACTATTGCATTTTCATGACCATGACCCTGACCTTGACCTTGACCATGACCTTGACCATGACCCTGACCCTGACCTTGACCCTGACCTTGACCTTGACCATGACCCTGACCTTGACCTTGACCTTGACCATGACCTTGACCTTGACCTTGACCCTGACCCTGACCTTGACCTTGACCTTGACCTTGACCCTGACCTTGGCCCTGACCTTGACCAGTCAAAACCAGTTCGTAAAACTGCTGTATTCATTTTTGGCTCCTGGGAGATTTTTTAATCTTTACCGCGTCGATAATAGCCCCACGACCAATAATAACTTTGCCATCTGGAAACGGTTCTACTTCATTAAATTCACATTTTTTAATAGCATCCGAAAATCTTCCAGTATCTGCTATCCACGCAGCATCTTCCAATACAATCTCTTGATCAGTAACTTTAACCACTTTACCAGTATCAATCATAGTAACTGTTCTGATCAGGTAAACTTCATCCAGTTCCCATGCTGAATTATCACACTGTTTAGATCCAAACATACAAGCTAATTGTTTAATTTCACCGATTGTCAAATTATCAATACCCATTTTGTTCTCCATTTAATTAGGATTGTGCTGTTTACGGAACCAAATAGTCCCATTTGATGAGATTGTTTAAATCTGGTAGCCTGTTACGAGCATTACCAACTGTTTGATTGCACCTGTGGCATTTCTGCACAATCTTGTGCCATACAAAGTTTTTCTTACAGTCACATGTCCAGTAATTAGGTGTAATGGAACTGCATTCCAGTTCCCCCAACTTCTTTCCTGTAGGCATGATACTGTAATTGTTTGCCATGATAGCAGAAAGTGGAATCAATCTATTCTCTGCAAAAGCCATAGGAAAAATATAATTGAAACTGTTATCCACACTATGGACAAGATACAAGTCAATTCCACGATATACCTTCTCCACTAAATCAGCATACGTCATACCATCAGTTTCAAATATCTGTTTGAATGAAGTACCGTTCTGATCTACTGGTATCCATACTCCCACTTTTTCTGTCATTTCAGGTACTCCTGCAATTCCACTTTATCCAATTCATAAACATCAATATTTGCTTGAAGCGGTGTAACCATTGTGTTTCCAGGGATTGAACGTATTGTCCCGAGTTTCAGATTTACCAGAGCGGATTCCCCTTTCTTAATCAGAAGTGTAATATGTTCTCCCAATTTATGTTTATCCAGTTTAATGTAGAAAGAGCTATTGTATATCAGATAAGAACCATACTTCAATTCACCAACCCTTGTCGGTCCTTTGCCTGATACCACATTTATATTTGTTGGCATAATTCCTCCTATTGCCATCGTGGAATTTCATATACTAATGGGAATCCATACTCTTTTACCATCCCATTAGCGTCAAATAGATCGGGGTGTTTCTGTCTTGCATGGTGAATTGTCCTTGTGACAGCTTCGTCCATAGACTTAGCACCACGCACGATAAAACCATCCTCCTGTCCTGCCGACAAAAAGATTTCATAAATCATTTTATCAAGTCCTTCCCGACTTTACTCATAGCGATTGCAATGTCCCTTTCCAGGTCATTACGCCTCTGATCACCACGAATTTCGTGTTTCGTGAACTGGGTAGCGGCGCTGTTCACATCCCACAGTGTACGATTCTCCATCTGCTGCAAGAACTGATTGTCACTATTCATCAGGGGAAGTGCCATTATCTTCTCTTTTTCCGGCTGAGAGAAAGGCAGTGCCTCAAACACATCATCCAGTTCCACTTGGGTCAACTGCCTGTTAGCCCACTTGCGCCATTGCTCTGTAGCTTCACTATATTCGATCAGGAAATTTTCTGCAAGTTTTGCCAACACTTCAGGGGTAATGTGTGCCGTGGTTATATGTTTCCGTGAAGATTTCTTACCATTGAAAATCATCAATCCGTTAGTGCACTTTAACTGTTCTGCACCGTATTCCAGATCATGCAACAGGAAACGGTCATAGGAAGATTGAATTGTAAATCTTGGTCGTACCTTGTCCCCGACCTTGATCTCCACATCTTTTCCGACTTCAGGAAACTTGATATCTGCTCTGAAACGAGAACCATAATTCCAGATGCTCAGATCAATTTCAGGTTTTCCCATCTCTTCAGGGATACCGGCCAGTACATCATACAGGGCTTTCTCATGGGGAATCAAGCCATATACATTTGACACGATATCCCATACGATACCTGTATTTACATCCATTATAGCTTTCCGATTCTTAATCTCGGTTTTCTTGATTCTGCCATGGTAGATTGGTTCCAGCACAGGTTCCGGCCATGCTACATCTGGAAAACGTGCATGAATCTCTTCCCGGATAGCTTCCAATTTCTCTTCTTCCATGATCTTCTCTTGTCCGTTCATAGGGCAATCTCCTTAATTTCCATAAGTTTTGTAAGGGAGAACTTTCCGCATACTAACCTCCTATTTCAGTTTACTGTGGGATCCACCACCCAACTGACGATTGATCTTCACCTTGTTACCATCAGCAATACCGTTCATGTAAGCATCCCTTGAACCATTTGCCTTTATCTTCCGTCCCTTTCTACGCTCGGGAAATGCTTCCTCAAACTTTTTAACCACCGCATCAGATTTAACCACTATCAAAGCATGTTGCGTTTTCTCTTCCGCTTCTGTTCTGGTTACGTTCTCCGGTTTAGGCGGATCGACAAATGCATCTTTGATCAGATTGCCAACTGTATTGACACAACCAAGACAATAGGTTTTCTTGTCGGCAACGGTAATATATCCTGACTTCTCCAGAAGTTTCTGGATTTGTAGTCTGGTGAATTTAAGCAGGAAACTGGCAAAATCTATGTCGGTTTTAGCACCAAACATTACCAGTTTCTTATTCTTGGTAAGGTAGTCTATGCTGCGGATGACTTCACATTGAAATGCTTTGCAGATGTGGACACAAAGAACACCTTCCCATGTGTTGGACTGATCCATGAAATCAAGGTCAGCCCGGATAACGTTGCTGTCTTTGATGGTGCCATCATCTTCCATGTCGATAGTGGCAATATTGTACTTGTCCATAAGTTCCTTCGCTTTGGACATGGATGACTGTGCTTCCGGTGTATCAGGGGCTTTCAGTCCAAGGGCAAACAGCTTCTTGATCCGATCTACAATTTTCTCATTCTGTTCCATTATTGTTCTCCTTGATAAGATCAATTTCCCATCTATCAAAATCGTTGAAATCCGATTCTACTTCCGCATAATTATCAACTTTATCTCTTGCTATGTCTCCATTTTCCGCTTTGATAGTGAAAGTTTCCTCTTCTAAAAATCCACTTACACCGAAATACCTGATCTTGAATTCGTACTCATTCATGCTGCCTCCAAAGGTTTCTGTTTATATACCGATAACAAATCCTTTTATTCATTACCAGTACATAAACAGAATCCGAAGATTCTGTTTATGGTTGCCGTTCTTAGCGGCTCGTCATAGCTCTACCTCCATTCAGTAAGTTATAATATTTCCGTACTCCATTCAAGCACTCTTCTCTCCCAAAAAGATACTTGAATTAAGATTTATACGCAGACCTGCCTGCCAACGGTTCCCCAACTGCTGCCGGACATTTGTCTTTCCAGAAGTAGTACGTTTTCTCTTCCTCACCAACTTTCCGCTTGTCAGTCAAGATCGTGATCTGCCAGTCAGCAACCAGATGCTGAAGATGATTCAAAGTCCGTGCTTCCTTCGCCTTTGCAAACTCAGCAATCTCCGCTAGAGTCATCTGCTTGCCACCGATGATGCACTCGTCAATCAAGCCAGCTTGACTTGAAGCAACATGATTCCATACTGTCTTCCCACCGGTAGTAGGTGCTTTCGTCTTTTTCGTTTTAGTAGTTGTACCGACTGAAGCTTTAGCCGCGAAATTCTCGGAGCAAGCCTTGAATGCTTCCGGGAAATCTTTACTGCACTGCTTGGCACATGATCCCGACTTCTTGGGATCGTATTCACTTCCACACATTGAAATGAACTGGCTCTTAGGAAGTTCTTCCGTCTTCTCTTCCTGCTTACTGGCAGCAGGTTCTTCCACCTTACCAGTCTCTTTCTCAAGTTCTTTTTTCAGGGCTTTAAGTTGCCCAATCTGCATACCATTCAGATCAGCTTCAGTAACATCACCGAGTGCTTCCTGACCGAACGCCTTAACCTCGTCTATCCACATTTGTTTCGTCTTAGCCATCATATCACCTCGTTTTGTTTTAGTCACCATTGACCAGACATAGCTATGCCTTATGGACGCAACTGTCTCTATGTCTATATTCTAGTCTATCCGTTTACTTACGTCAACAATTATTTTGTCTTCCGTGGTCGATTTTTCAGTCTCCGATTTCTCGGTAACACAGGAACCAAACCAAAACTCTTTCTTGCATAAGGGACAAGTAGGAGGGCCATTTTCCATAAACTGTTCTAGTGTCTGATCCGTTTCCTGATCAATATCACAGTTACAGGTGGCTCCCCAGAACAGGAATACTTTATCTGGATCCAGTTTTGTATACTTTTCCGATAACTCTACTGTCTCCTTGATATTACCCATCCCCGATCCTCCTTCAGTTCCCATTGAATATCTTGACACTCAATAACTGTACCAGTCTCATAGATACCAAATCTACCATCTATAGATTGGTTCCGTTTAGTTTTGCCAGAAAACACTTCATTCCCCATCACGGAATAATCACTGTCAGCAACCCATATTCCAACTACTTTCTCCACTACAGGTTTCCTATTGAGATGAGGACGGATACTGATACGATGGATCCGCCCATCCCTTGAATACCCAAGATACACGTTCTTGAAACACTTTCCATGCTTACCGGTACTATTGTGTATCAATAGTACCCGGCTACTCTTGATCGACCATGGAGTAGAGAATTCTGTCAAGTTTTTGTTTACCCATACAATCATGAGTTCATCTCCCGTAAATCATGCATCATGTTTTCATAATCGGCTTCTATCCAAAAATAATAACCACATTCAGGACACATTCCAAATGTTTTCCTTTCAATGGTTCCAGTACCATTGATTTGTCTTGATTCATAGCCAGGAGTGACAATCCACGTACTGTTGCATTGGCAAAATAGTTTCATATCTATTCCCCTTACCGCATACGAGCGGATAACCATTTTCTATCTTCTTCTGTCAATCCATTCACAATAATCTTACTCTTGGTTATCTTACTAGAGTATTCATTGCCTATGGAAGACAACCAGAATGCCTGGTAATGATTTATCTCTTTTATCAGTTCTTCTCGGGTAGTAACTATGGAAACTTGTCGGTTGTTTACCCAAACAATAGCTTCTTTCATAACCATTACCCCCTGTAAGCATAATAGGTACCAGGATCATGCGGCTCAACAAACCATCCCAGTGTATCAAGTAAAGTATGCAGTTTCCGATGAACTCCCATTACATATACTGTCTCTTCATAATCCTCGTTGTAATAGTCACAGGCAGGAAGACCATTAATCTCTCCGCCTTCTGCTGCATTACCAAGGAATACCTTATCTTCATCTTCCATCTTGATACCCTGTATCTGTGGGAAGGCCCGTCTTAACGCTCCTACCACTTCCCTTGCTGAAAAGTCCACTTTAGTTGAAGTCATTGTGATCTCCGATGTTTAAATTTTACTGTTTACGCTTACAGGATAGAACACTATACCCTGCAAACAATCGTTGACTCCCGATACAATCTCCGCTATTCTTGCTTGTACTACTCTGTTTTGTTCTGCTCTGTTTCTACATCTTCATGAATATCCAGTACCAGACCACACATAGGACAGATCCATTTACCATAGAGGTAATCATCTCCGATTTCTCCTATCCCAAACAGAGTCATAATCATATCACATTTAGGGCAATATAGTTTCCAATCATCCATAATTATTCCTCCTTTTCAAAGATTTTATCATAACAGTATTCACACATACCAGTAATAAAATACTCGTTTCTACCAGCTACTGAATAGAAGCTATCTTCTGTGATCGGTTTCTTGCAGTCAATACAGATCAGTTTATCCAATGCTTCTTTTACTGACATACCATACAGACTGTTTGCCATTATGTCCTTCAATTGGTTCAGCATACCATTACTCCATTATGAATACATAGACGCCGTTATGCAGAATAGAAGCAGACTTAATCTTCCACAGCACTCCCAATTCCTGCATCCTCAATTCCACTAACGCTTGTGCCAGTTCAGCATACCTATCCATCTCAGGTACTAAATCTTCTCCCATTACCTTCTTACGGTATGCTCCTACCTGTACCACGAACCGTGGTCCCTGCTTATCTGTCGCAGGAAGAAACTTTGCCGTTGCATGTGCTCTTAACGGTACCATTACTTTCCTCCTTTTCTGTAAACTGCTCTACCAGCTACCAACGTCAACCCTGCTGTAACTTCTCTCCATGACTTAGAAGCAGAACGTAACCGATTCCACGAGTGAATGCTAATCATTACATATTCTGCGGGTCCCACTTGACAAAGAACGTATCTTCCAAGTTTTTCACTTTCCCAAATCGTTCCCTGATGTTTGTGTAATTTCTGATGATCCACTTCTTTTATTTCCATTTGCCATCTCCTTGAATTGAGCCAATGTAATAAGAACGGGTTCATGAAACAACCTGAACCCAGGTACAACCGCTATCCCGTTCTTGAAGGTGTATATTTCACCATCAGGACAGGCCTTCTTTCCAGTGTATCCTTTCTTCATAAGTCTTCCACTTCCTGATGAAGTTCCAGTTTCCACCCTTCCAGCTTCTCAAACCCACATAATACTTCATGAGCAAAACTAGAAGGATCACCATGCATCCTGTTACCAGTATCAACATTGATCATGTTGTACTTCTTGTAACCAACCTGCGCCAGCATGTACACACAATTGGTACCAATCTCCTTGTATAGTTTACCTTTGTTCTGATGCATGTGGGCCATTCCCAGTTGTGGTCTTCCCTTGAAGCATTGCAGTTCATCAAACTCTGTTACCAGATGACCACATACAGGACATACCTCACATGCCGTAGCACCAAGAGGCAGTACATCACCATCATTAACACAACCGCTAGAACACAGTAATCTTGTTTCCATAATATTCTCCTTATAGAGTTGAAGTAATGTTGACCAACGTAACATGTCAGAGGGAACCATCGCTAGTTCCCTCTAAGCCGTCAGCTAATCATTTTACATTATTTTGATCATAATGAAAGTACAACCGATTAATCATATCATTAACGGCAACCAGTTCGTCTTTCCATTTAACTGTTTGCCGTTAATGATATGATTAA